ATGAATCGAAACATCACACTAGCAAAACGAGAAAATGAAATAGCTGAATGCGTTGCCTGGGGAGGATCTTATAAAGAAACGGCCTCATTGCTTCAGATCAGTGTTCGGACTGTCGATAATACACTCCGCAGAATCAAAGAGAAATTGGGATTGAACAAGATCAACGAGATTTCGGCCTGGTGGTTCTGTACACATCATGATATCAGCTTTGACCTATCTCCTTTCGCAAGGAAGATTGTCGCATCAACACTACTCATCGTATTCCTAGGAGGTGAAATTGCAATATTTACTGACTCAACATGTACAGTCCGTCGCCCTCGCAGAAATCGTACAGAATACCGTACCAGAAGACAGGAAACTTCTATTAATCAACCATATATCATTTAACTAAATACGCATAAGGAATGCGGCCGGTGCAAGTCCGGGATTTTATTTATACATTATATTCTACTCAAGAGAATAGAAGTTTAATCATTCCAATTATTAATCATTAAAACACCGTGTTAAGGAGACACGTAGGGTATCCAGTCCCTGGTTAAGGTTTGTTACACAAAGATTGCCGGGTGAAATTCCCGGCATACGGGTAGTGGTGTAAGGTAGCACAACGGAGTTTTTCAGCATTCCTCCGATGATACGGGGATCGATCCCCGAATACCCACGATTTCTAGTATTAATTTTAAGAATAAACATTATGGAAAATTTAGAAGAAGAAACAAAAAAAATTACTTCAGCAATGGTTCAAATTTCAGAGATTATCACAACAAGCGGAATGAGCGGAATTTGTATTTTACATAAGGGTAAAGGAAATGTTATGGCTTCTCCATTACTAATACAAGGAACTACTTTTGATATCATACCGGCAGTTGTCTCAGCCATGAAAAACAACCCAATAGCTCGCGAAATATTACTTACAGCCTGCGAGTGTTACAAATGCCAAGAAAACGAACAAGCAGTGCCAAGAGATATGCCGGCTTATTTGAAGGGAATTATAGAAGATTTGTTTAGGAAAGGATAGAGCAAGCTATGAAAGTTGTACACTCTCCCAGCCCATCCACGAATCCGAAGAAAAGAGAGAAAATTAATCTTTTCGAGAATGATGATCCGGAAGAAGTTGCAGCTCTATGTCAGCAATCTGCTCAGCAGGAATCAAACAAAATATTGTTAAGAATAGACGCCCGGACGCAAGTTCTCGTAGATCCTAAAGATGCGACCCTAGAACATGCAGAAAAACTACGGCAGCGGTATAAATTAGATTATCACCGCAAAGCCGTAGGAGGGCGTAAAAAAGGATAATACTATGTACGTAGACAATGACCATCGTGGTTACCTCACGATTAACGATATTCATCCTGAAGACGCAAAGCGCCTTCAGAAAATTATTCAGCAAGCGGACAAGCAACTTTTATCCCATCCTATTGAAGTCCTTGAGAAACAGCTTCACTCGCAACTCATAGAACTTGTTTCTCCTATACAAAATAATAAACCATAACTATGAATTTTACTGATGATGACATAAAGCGCATCAAAGATGCCTCTGCTAACCATTTGGTAGACGTAGTACAAGACTTTCAGAATCTTCGCAAGTCCGGTACTAGTTACGTTTGTGACTGTCCCGTCTGCAAGGCTTCGAAGAAGTTTAGTATCAATCCTGCTAAAGATATTTATAGCTGTTTTTCCTGCCATCAAATAGCTGGAGTAGGTGCGCTTGACTATTTAATGAGAGTCGAGAAGAAAGAATATCCGGACGCTCTCGAATACCTGGCACATAAATTTAATGTCATCCTTGATCAACGTCCGGAACAGAAAAAAAAGCCGGTCACAAAAATGAAGCAAGGGAGCAAAAAAGCCAAAGGCAATGATGTCAACAGTTTTTGTGCTAGAATGCTCTCAGCTTCCGGATTAACATTCGAAGATGTCACAGCAAGGATTTACAAAACCGATGAAACTAAGTCTATTTTTGAAATACGTACATTCCGTCCTGGAACAATTAACGATTCAGGAGCTATCGATTCCAAAGGAGATGATGTTATCATCGAATATTATGATTTGGAGGGCATGCCTGTTACCTATATCCGAAAAGATCATCGGAAAAGAGACACTGGCGAACGAAAAGAATATTTTCGTGTCAGATGGCAATTCCCGGATGCTCACCTTGACAAGGAAGGGAAGCCTTTTAAATACAAATCCCCTCCAGGCTCAGGCACTCCGATCTATATTCCGGAAAGAATTCGGAGTATGTATAAGGAAAAGAAAGAAATACCAAGACTCTATATTCAAGAAGGGGAAAAAAAAGCAGAAAAAGCATGCAAACACGGTATTCCTTCTATCGCAGTAAGTGGCATTCAGAACTTAGGAAGCAAAGAGAACAACTCTCTCCCGGAAGATATCGTCAAGATCATCACGACTTGCAATGTCAAAGAAGTAGCATTTATCTTTGATTCAGACTGGGATGATATCAGTACCAACATTCGGCTGAATGACCGCGTGGAAAAACGTCCATATTGTTTTTTCTACGCAGCCAAAAATTTCAAAGAATATATGCGTACCCTCAAAAATCGTAATATATATGTAGAAATCTATGTTGGTCATATACAAAAAAACAGTGCTGGCGACAAAGGATTAGATGATTTGCTAGCAAACACTTTAAAAGATCATGAAGATGAACTAGCTCAAGACATCGAATTTGCCTGTAATGATAAAAAAGGTTTTGGGAAGTACGTCGAAATGTTTAAAGTAACAACTTGGACTGATCACAAACTACAGGAGTTATGGTGTCTACATTCATATGAAGCTTTTGCCGAACGCCATAAAGATATCCTCAAAAATCTTCCGGAATTTGTCTTCGGGAGATATCGTTGGAAGTTTGATGAAACAGGGAAAGTTATTTTAGCACAACCTTTTGATGATGACGAGAAATTTTGGGAAGAGGTAGAAAAAGAAGGTCGCTCTGGAGTGAGAATTGAATATCAGTTTTGCTATGTCAATTCCCACAACTTTTTACAAAACCGAGGATTTGGACGTTTACGCCGTTTAGACAAAACTTATCAATTTATTCATTTAGATCCGCCCGTTGTTAAGCCAATCGATGCTTCAGATGCCCGTGATTATTTATTTCAATTCGCTAAACAATATTGTAAAAAGGAGGTACACGAAATGCTAATTAAAGGAGTATCCCAATATGTGGGACCAGACAAACTATCACTGTTGAATTTCATTGAACCGAACTTCATCAAACCAAATCGAGAAAGCCAATATTTCTATTTTAATACAAAATGTTGGTATGTAACCAAAGACAATGTACAGGAAATAGGCTACGAAGTCATTGATCATCACATTTGGGAAGAGCAGCAAAAAATAATTCCTGCTAAATATTTAGGTTCCCCACTCATCCACTTTAAGATTGATCAAGATAATCAATATTCCTATACCCTCTCTGAAGAGGGTAAAAAATCACATTATCTCCAATTTCTGATCAACACAAGTAATTTCACTTGGCGTAAATCAAAGGAAGATTTTTCACCTGAAGAAGAAAATGAGAATCATATTCATTTGCTCAGTAAATTATGCGCGATTGGATACATGGCAATGGAAGCAAAAGATAGCAATGTGGCTAAAGCAATCATTGGTATGGACGGGAAACAATCTGAAGTCGGAGACTCTAACGGAAGATCCGGTAAATCCTTAATCGGAGAGTTATTACGCTGTGTTGTTCCCACTGCTTATATACCTGGCAAAAGAAGCGATATCTTCAATGATCAGTTTATTTGGAATGATGTACTTGAAAACACAAAGTTTGTATTTATTGATGATGTTCTTCAGAATTTCAACTTTGAATTCTTGTTTCCTAATATAACAGGTGACTGGAGCGTCAACTACAAAGGCGGGAGGCGAATCACACTCCCATTCGAGCGTTCACCCAAAATATATATAGCAACTAATCACGCTATTCGAGGAAGAGGATCAAGTTTCACAGATAGGCAGTGGCTACTTGCCTTCTCTGACTACTATAATGACTCACATAAGCCTGTAGATGACTTTGGGATACGTTTTTTTTCAGAATGGGATTTTGATCAATGGAATCTTACATGGAATCTTCTAGCTAACTGCATACAACTTTATCTCCAGTATGGAGTGGTTCAAGCTCCCGGCGAACGTTTGGAACAACGCATACTCAGACAAGAAATCGGTGAAACTCTTATTTCATGGGCAGATGAATATTTTTCTTCCGAGGAACATCTAAATCACCGTCTTGTCAAAAAAGACTTATATGACGCTTTTTGCATCTATGATCCTATGCAGCGGAAATACATATCTCCTACCGCATTCAAAAAGAAATTTATTATGTATTGTGACTGGAAAGGATACCTCTTTAATCCACACAAATATGATAGTAAAACTGGGAAACCTTTTAAGACAGATAAAGACGGATGTCCAGTTCTTGACGACAAAGCTGGAGGGGTGGAATATTTCACAGTTGGGACTGGAACCTGCACTGGTGACAGTTATTCTGCTGATACCAACTTTGAGGATGAACAGAAACTAATAGACTTTTAAAAGATAGCGATGAATATGGGAAAAATATTACTAAATGAGGTATTATCTCATGCTGATAAGTTAAAAGAGGAAATCAAGAAACGTTTAAAATGCGAGATTGTCGATTTTGAGATTGTAGAATATGAGTCCGGGGAAATAGGTGTGCATTGGAATGCTACATACAAAAGCGAAGCTTCATACGTGGATATTCCATATAAATGGATAGTGGCAGGTATTCATTGGGGTGAAGGACTTATTAGTATGTATGCAAACCCAACTGACTTTTTAGTATTTAACAAATAAAAATGAGCCTTGGGCGGGCTTTGTAAAACCCACATTAAAAAATATGGATAAAATTAAGTTAGGCGACAAAGTTCGTAGTAGTGTATCAGGTTTTTCAGGGACTATAACCGCAAAATGTGAGTATTTGCACAGCGCTACTCAATATTGTGTAACAGCTAAATGCAAAGATAATGACATCAAAGAAGCGTGGTTTGCTGCATCTGAATTGGAACTGGTAGAAGATTAACTGCTAAAGTCCTATAGGTAAAGTATCCTGTAGGACTTTAATTAGAATTCAAAGTAGAAAGGAACAAAATTATGACATTAAAACAAGCCCAAAAATTGTATGAAGATTCAGTACAGGCAAAAATGACTCATGCCGACAACTGTATGACTCAATCGCAACTTGAATATATTGGCAGAACCATTTGGGGATTCACTCCCGACAAACAAGCAAAGGTGCTATTCACCAAGATAGGTAAGAGAGTATCTACTGTTATAGCATCAAAAGAAGCATTTATTAAAGAAGTTGGTAAACCTATTGTCTGCAAATGTCCAGTATGTGATATGTATTATTTGGCTTATAGAAAGCCCGTCGATGCTCACGATGAACTAACTGCTCAGTGTCCAAAATGCGATTCACTTGGTTGTGATTCGGATATTGTACACTTGGAGACAAACCGTAAGTTTTGGCTAAATGACAAGATCACTAAAATTCTTGTTCCCAACAAAGATCCGGAACGGGTAGCAACTATGTATGATTCGGCTGCGGAAGATTTCCCGGCACAATATGATATGCTACTGCCTGATGGTAAGAGATGTTCTGATTGCGTAAAAAGTAATACCTGTTGCAATGTATTTGGTCAGAAGGAAAGTGACACTACCTGCCAATGGCATCCTTCCAGATATTCACCGAAGGAATAACCCTCAAAACTAAGTAGATATGAATCTAAATCAAATATATAATGCAGAATGTCTTACTTGGTTGCAATCACTTCCAGATAAGAGTATTAATTGCTGTGTTACTTCTCCACCATATTACGGGCTACGTGACTATGGCAATGAAGCTCAAATAGGACTTGAAAAAACTCCGGAAGAATATATTGAGAAATTAGTGAATGTATTCCATGAGGTTTATCGGGTTTTAAAAAACGATGGTACATTGTGGGTGAATATCGGAGACAGCTATGCTGGTTCCATGAAAGGTGCAGCGCGTTTCCCAGATAATGCAATGAATTATAAGCAAGGAACAAATAGAGGGACACTTGGTAAAGCTACATTGGTAAAACAGTGTACGGGATGCAAAAATAAAGATTTAATAGGCATTCCGTGGATGCTTGCTTTTGCTCTTCGTGCCGATGGTTGGTATTTGCGTCAGGATATCATTTGGAGTAAACCTAATCCGATGCCGGAAAGTGTTACGGATAGATGTACGAAGTCGCATGAATACATCTTTCTCTTATCAAAGAGTAAAAAATACTATTTTGATAGTAAATCTATTCAGCAGACAGCTTCTCAAAGCGTAAAAAGTAGGCTTGGCAAAGTTGAGAATGTAGGATATAAGGCTTTTGCGACTGCTAACAATTTGGAGGAATCCAATCCGATGTTCCGGAAGAGTACGACACGTGAATATCAGTATGCAGACAAAGCTAATAAACGTTCAGTTTGGCACATTCCAACATCCTCTTATAAAGATGCACACTTTGCAGTATTTCCAGAGAATTTGATAGTTGATTGCATTAAAGCGGGCTGCCCTGAAGATGGTATCGTAATTGACCCATTCATGGGTTCTGGTACTACGGCCGTAGTTGCCAGGAAGCTCAACCGCTATTATGTAGGAGCTGAGCTTAATCCTAACTATATAGACATAGCAAAAAAGAGACTAAGTAAAGAATTGGGATTTTTTAAATAATACAAATCAAGACAGAAAGGAATTAAATCATGAAAGAATTTAGAGGAACTAAAGGTGAATGGTTAGTGGACGACATAGATGTTATATCTCGTGAAACAGGATTTGCCATTTGCCAAGTTTATGATGGATTGGATACCCATATTTCCGAAATGGATATGGAAGTAGTAAATGCAAATGCCCGACTTATGGCTACTGCTCCTGAATTGTTGGAAGCATTACAAGCAATGCTAGAACGATTTGATTACAAAGAGCAGTCTATCTATTCTTTTGCTGCCAAAGAAATTGATGTAGCAAAAGCAGTAATTAAAAAGGCTATTGAATAACCCTCAAAACATAAAACGGAGTGGATTAAACAAATACCTGGAACATGAATAGAATGAGATGGTTCGTCATCGGACTCCACCTATATGTATTTCCGCCAGAACCGGAAGTAGGAGACATCGAGGCTTTACACAACTGGATCCCACAAAAAAAAGGAATCATTGAGACGCTAAAATTCAGGTTTCACACCGGTATTTGGAGCTATACAGCAGGGAATATAAATTATCAATATTAATTGCACTATCACTATTCTGCACTTAAGCATGGGAACCTATCAAGAAATATTAGACGAAGTTCTTCCTCTATACCGGCAGGATCCGGAACGCTTCATGCGTTTCTATCACGCCGTCAATAACATTCTTGCTACAATACCTGAAGGCAAGAGTATTCTTATAGCTGACCATTGTAAGCCTGCATCACGTGATCTATTCATTAAAATAGCTTGTATGTATATTATTGAAGAAACAACAAGGAAAGATGTCTTGGATGACTTTTTAGAGTTTTCTGACGATTATAGCAGCATTCGGCATGTGCCTAAATTAGTGCCGGCACATGTCCGGCCACACTTCTACTCGAATCGAAGATGAGTAGATTATCCCAATTTATTACTCTGTAAAGATACTAATTTTCACTGATATACGCAACATTATGACAATAAAAAAAGAGAATAAAATAATGGTAGTAATAGCCCAATCGAGCGATGACCGGGAACTATTCATTTCCCGCCTGGCCGTTCGGCTGGGTTTTGCCAAAGTCCCTTCGGACGCTAAAAAAATCATCCGCAAGGATATCTATTCCTTTGACCTGCCTACTGCCTACTTCATTCTCTGCAGTAACTACAACTTTCGCGGCTCTGTCATCACGACACAGCGGCTCTACGAGCTTGCCGCAAGGGGTATCTGTGTAGTCGTTGGCGTCAAGTCACTACCGCGTGAGTACGAATTGATATCGCAAGTGTTTTATCCTGATGATTTGCGCTAACATAAGTCGAATCATTTATTGCCCGGTGATGCTTCTGTATTACCGGGCTTTCTTTTTCCGTTCCCCTCGCCTCCCCTTCATTCATCAAGAACGTTTTGAACAAATGTGCAGGGGGAGAGGCGCCAAGTGCAGACAGGGGGACATATATATTTTTTTTATTTTTCTTTCTTTCTTAAAAATACCCTACCTAAAAATAAGGGAAAATTTTGTGCTTTCGTGCAGACACCCTTTTTTCGGCATTTATTACATTATAAATCAGATATTTAAACACCGCACGATTTTCGTACAAAAACGTACGACTCGTACAAAAACGCACAAAAATGCATTTTGTACGGAGTACGAAGATTTTGTGCTAAAAAGTACACTATTTCGTACGCCCTTAACTATCTGATAAACAACACATAAATAGAAAGCATAGCTCATTTAGCACGATTGCACAAAAAAATAGTACGGTATCAGCAAGGGTTATATGTACAATACCTCGTTTTTTTATTGATAAAGGCAAGGATTACTCAGTTATATTTTGTACATTAGCTCCACACCTAAACCACTATGCTTTATATGATTACTACTAAGATTGAAGTTCCACAGCATCTTAAGGAGTATCTGATCGGAAAGTTCTGCAATTTGCAGGACTCTCCGATTCGCTTCCCGGATAAAACGGATATCTACCATTTTATCTACGATCTGTTAGAACGTCGTCCAGCCAACATCTTTAAGGATCATGGTAATCTCACCATCATCCTTCCTGAACGTACTACCGGGAAGGATCCTAAAACTTACAATTACCTGGGAATACGTTCACAGATAATTCTCATTCGCAAGATCGACCGCATGCTATGGGCAGAGGTGCATGATTACTTGGATGAACAAAAGCACACTTACGGAATCACCTATATCGACGGGATACACAACTTCATGACCTGCTATGGGATTGATTCTATCAGCGAAGATGCATTCAAGAAGAATTATTATCGATGGAGGGCTAATCTTCGACGAAAAGAGAAAAAAAGAGGCTATCACCGCACAAAAACATGACCGAGCAAGTGTAGTTAATTGTCCCTTTTTTGATCAAAAAATGTTCTAAAAATGCGTACTAATTGAAAATCAATAAGTTATGAATAATATCAATAATATGGGAGGCATATTATTTGCCGAAATCCTGAATACAGACGAAATAGCCCTGTTTGCAGTACATCAGAACCAGGCATGCATCAGAAGCAAGGAAGGACACGACTGGTATCCGCTTCCAACGCGAGGAGTCATTGAAGCTCCAACTGTCGCTTCCGATGATACTAAAGACGCAGGAATCACATATAAGCATTCAGCGACCATCCAGTTTCCCCGATCCGCATTAGAGGAGAATACAGCAAACGAGCTGCGCAATAAAGTTCAGACAGGCTGTGTTCTACGCTGTCAGGACACACAGGGACACAAGTATATCTATGGCACGAATGAATACCCACTCCTCGGAACCTTAAACCTGATTATAGGGAAAAAGGTAACCGACTTCACCGGATATGAGCTGAAACTTGCCGGGACCTCATTACATCCGATGCTCTCCTATATCGAAATTTAACCGTCCTTCTGCACCCTCACTAATAGGCGTATCATTGCACCAAAATCAGTGCAATGAGCCAAAAACGTATCATTCTTTCCGATTCATCGCTTAATCGTTACGGTTACCGGGTCCTTACCTCCGGAATGCTCCTCGAAGCATTCAAGAAGAACCCGGTGATGCTGTATATGCATTTTCGTGATGAAGGATCTCCCATTTGGGGAGAAACTAAAGCTATCGGGCATTGGGAAGATATACAGCTTGAAGGCGATGTACTTTCTGCCATTCCTGTTTTCGACAAGGTTGATCAACTATCTAAAGACATTGCCGCAAAATACGAAGCAGGGACTTACAACGCCGCAAGTGTCGGTATCCGCATCATTGCTACATCAGCCAACAAAGACCTTCTGGTACCTGGTCAGACTCGCGAAACAGTTACAGAGTCAGAGCTGATGGAAGCATCCATCGTGGACATACCGGCAAATTCCAATGCCGTTCGCCTCTATGATCGTTCCACATCCGTTCTTCTGGCAGCGGGTATGGACACGAATTCCGTGCCAGCATTATCAACAACTTCATTCAAAAACAAAATGACTCTAAAAGAATCATGGTCAGCTTTTTTATCTTTTCTGAATATCAGTCAAGATAAGGCAGTAACGACCGAATTATCAGCAGAGAACCTCGACTCCCTGCATAATGAATTCACCCGTCTGAAATCGGATAACAGTTCTCTCGTACAAGCTAAACAGGAGATCGATCAGAAATTATCTGATGCGACTACTGAAATAGCGACTCTCAAGACAACAGTAAGTGAAAAAGATCAAGAGATCGCTAATCTGAAAACCGAGGCAAACGGCAAGGATTCAGAGATCACTCAACTCAAAGAACAAGTAGCCAATCTAAAGAAAGCTCCGGCACCGGGTGAACCAGTTCCTGCCCCAAAGGGTGAACCTGCCGCAAACGGAGGAAAAGAGGAACTGGCTGCCTACTGCGAGGAAAATGCCGGCAATTATCAGGGAATCACAGAACGCCTGAAGGCTGACGGACTCCTTTAATTTACTAACCTACCTTAACTATTTAAAGAATATGTCTCAAAAATTAATTGACGTATCGAAACTGAACCAAACCTTAATCACATATGATAAGGCGCTTCGCGCTCTTCCATTTGCTACCCTGCAGGAAGTTGCCGCAAAATTGGGATTGAACGTGATGGATCTGCAAGGTAAACATGCCTTGATCAATGAACGCCGGCGTGCCGGTGGAACTCAGTCTTACAAGATTGGGAAAAATTTCCGCCTGGTTGATAAGCTGCTCGGCTATGAACCTTCCGTTATCGAACCGAAGGATGTTGTATGTATCACAAAGGAAAACTCTCAAAAATACGATGACGGTGAACTGTTGATCGTAGGAGGTCAGCCGGTCAGCAACATCAACAAGAAACATCCTCTTGAAACACGTGTTGCCTTCACATTGGTAAAATCTCATGTTGAAGATGTAGTATATACATTGTTTCATGCAGAACGTGATGAAGACTCAACTTCACCGTCAGGTGCATTTGATGGGCTGTTCACCAAAGCCGACATGCTGATTACAACAGGTGATGTCAATGCTGCTCGCGGCAACTTTGCCCCATCAGGTCTTTTTACTTTGCCTACAAAGGATACAGACTCCGCCGCTTATGAAAATTTGGTTGAATGGATTGGTGGTGCCAACACTTACCTGCGTTCCTCCAAGTCAGGAATTCCACAGTTACTTTGTGCCGAAACGGTCTTGATAGCTGCACGCTCTGCTCTCCGCAACAAACTGAGTATGCAGGAATATCCTTCCATGCAACGCATGATTGAACTTTTGCGTGAAGACGCAATGTGCCCTGCGCTTGAAATCCTCTCTCACGAAGCATTGGGACAGGGATCACGCCTGGTTCTTCAGAAGAAAGGGAATATGGATGTTGCCTTCAATACCCAAGCCGCAACCAAGTTCTGTCAGATCCGTGATATCTACGAAGATCCCAACGAATGGCAATTCTGGCTGCAAACCGGTTATGACACCCGTATCCGCGACTGGCATGAAAAAGTATACCGCTGTAATGAGCAAAAGAATGAATCTCTTGACCTCGCAGGAGACTATTGCAAGACCGGAGGCGTACAAGTTGATATCACAGGAACGGAGAATGCCGCTTGGGCCATCAAAGGCAAAGTTGCTGAACGTAGCAATGGTCAATGCATCATTGGTCTGACACCCGGTAAGTACACTATTGAGTTTACTGCTGTAGACGGTAAGACTAAACCTGCCGATCAGGAAGTGACTGTAGTGGAAGGCGAGGTAACAACCGCAACCGGTGCTTATACCTAAACTGAGATAAAAAAATGAGCGGCCATTTTTGGTCGCTCTATCCTATTCACTCTTAACAATTACACTAATGAAAAAATATACTTACCTAATTCTCTGTTTGTTATTTGTGGCTTTGGTTATTGCAATCCCGGAGCTGCACCCTCAGACATGTCATCTTGATGGAAATACATTGACCATGTTGGCAGCTGGTCCGGCCTTCGCACCGCTGAAATGGAATGTCGGTCAAAATAATATGGGTGGATATAAAGGACGGTTACTGTTCGTCCCATTTGATGCACCCAATACAGTACCCACCGTTCCGGATCCCGGCAAAGCAGCAGACAACGAGGCGTTAGTGACGGCAGCCGGTACATTTGCTTTTCCTGCAGAAGGGACGTATAAGCAACCTATTTATCTATATAGTACAGACGCAACAGTCGAATATAAAGCGGAGCAGCAGGGAGAAGCTGACGGGATCAGCTATAAACAGACGCTAAGTTTCTTCTTCCCTGGTAATACCCCTGAAATGCATGCGTTCAATGCATTGGTAAAAAACACAGCAGGCTATTACATCTTTGAGGATTCGGACGGTAAACAAATGATCATGGGACAACCGGGATTATACGCTTCTACCGCTCCTTCCTTCAATGGAGGTAAAGCAAGAGGTGACCGTCGCGGTACCACCTATACGGCTACCGCCGATTCCAATTACTCTGCGATCTTCCTTGAAACTCCCATAGATATGGAAGTGATAGGCGGATTTAAACCAGCTCCCGCACCAGAATCATGATCAGACAAGAACAACTCAGCCAATGGTTAGGAGACCGTCAGCGCAAATATGCTGACGGCCTGGTTCTTTTCAATACTCTCGCAAAGGAAGCTATGAAAAAGAAATTTGCTGCTTACCTGGCAGCAGCTCCGGAAGATCCCCACATCTTTGATCCGCATTTCACCCAACTCGTTAATTGCTTGTCCAAACTCGACAAGGAGATTAAATTCTCCCCTTCCTTATATCCTGCCGCAATGGAAGAAATTGTTGTAGTAAAGACCATGAGCGAGAATGATCGAAAAAAAACGATCGAATCCAAGCAAGCGAATATCGCCTCCCTGGAGGAGTTGGTCAATAACCTTCGATCACGAATTGACAGTTTGGAGGACGACAGTGAAAGTCACGCTGATGAACTTGTTTCCCTTCAGGAACAGTTTGACGAGAAGATGTCAGAGCTATCTGCCTTACAGAACGAAGTGAACGCTCTGAACACACCAGGCGTCAAGATCATCACAGAAGAATCACTCAGCCCGTCTATTCGCAAGGCTTATGCCCGTATCAAGGAAATCGCACCTCTATATGCAAGCCTGCATAACGATGTAGCTAATTTGGAGATCCCGGCAGAAGAACGGCAGCCTATAGCCGAAGAGCTCTGCAAGCTCGATGACGAACGCCGCCGGCTTTGGAAACAAATCGATGCCTGGGCAGAAGGGAAAGGTGAACTGAGCCTTAAAGAGAAACGACCTGTATACAGTGAGAATGGTGTAGTACGCGGTATTGAGATCGCCCGTCAGATTAAACGTCTGAAACAAAACATTACTAACAGCCAATCTGCTGCTAACCGCGCCGAATCTCAAGGTAAAAAGACTGTTATGCAAAATGCCTTAGATCGTGTTGCCGGCTACCAAGAAGAACTGGCAGCACTGGAAAAGGAAATTGCGACGCAACAGAGCGCAAGTAAGGAATAACATCAGAGGCATTGCCCCTGGATCTATGAACAGTTCATGCACAAGCGAGGGCGATACATCTAGTGTTGTCCTCGCTTTCGTTTGAATACAACAAACCACTATAGTTATGCCTAAGAAAGATCCCACATATGACCGGATAGAACGTGCCTTGTTCAAAGACAGAGAGGAAGCATCAAGCATCCTGTCCCAGCGGGAAATGGAAATCAAAAAACGAATGATGCTATGTGTCAGCAAAAAAATGGAAGATCCTCTGATCCAAGACACCGAACTTGTCAACTTCCTGATGAATGGATGCGGAGGTAACGCAGATGCCGTATCACAGTCACAAGCATACCGGGACATCGGTATGATCAACAGATTAGTTGGCAACATTCAACTGGCCGCAAAAGCCTGGTATCGGTATATGATTGTCGAAGGCGGGAAAAAAGCCTTCAATATGGCCATAGACAAAGAAGATGCCAAGGGAGCAGCTGCAGCGTTGGACAAGATAGGTAAATACACTCGCTCAGACAAAGAAGATGAGAAATTCGACTACTCCCAGCTCGTTCCTCCATCATTTGAGCCTTCAGATGATGTGACCCTTCTGGAAGGTCTGGAACCTATTAAAGACCTGGAAGGAACCAGGTCGGAAATGCGAAGCAGATTCAAAGGTATGTTGAGCAAAAAAGCGGTGGACATTCGTCCCATCGAAGAGGAGGAAGAAGAATGAGTACACCCCTCTCTCCTATCTTATCTGCCCGTGAACGTCGCAGAAAGCAATATGAAGTCGTTGACAAATTCTTCAATAAGATGCAGCGCCAGGCGATGGCCATCAACGCACATGACGAGTATATAGTCGCATCACGTGGTACCGGAAAATCCGAAGGTATTGATGCCCGAATTATCCTCCGGAACGTATGGGAAATGCCGGGATCTTTGGGTGGTCTCATCTCTCCGTCATACGCCAAGGCATGGGGAAATACTCTCCCGGCAATCTGCAAAGCTTTAGCTGAATGGGGATACATTCAAGGCATTCACTATGTCGTTGGTCATAAAGCACCGGCAAGCATGGGATTCGCCAAGCCTGTCCGTCCTGTCCTGGGTGAAGGCTGGAGCAATGCATTCCATTTTTGGAATGGTACGGTCATGGTGATCCTGTCATTCAACCAGGGAATGTCTGCCAACTCCATGTCGCTGGATTGGGTGATAGGTCCTGAAGCTAAGTTTCTCAACTATGAGAAGATTAAAAGTGAGGTGGATCCTGCCAACCGAGGCAACCGGCAATACTTCGGTGAATGCCCGCACCATCACAGCGTAAGCTACTCCACAGATATGCCGACCGCATCAATGGGAAAATGGATCCTGGACAAGATGGATGAAATGTCCCCACCTCACATCAACCTGATCAGAAACTTATATCTCAAACTACAGGAGTACAAACGCAAGCCACTCACGGATCATGTGATGCGTCAGATCAAAGAATATCAATTTGACCTGGATCTAGCGAGGAAATATCAGCCTCCAATCAAACCGCAGCCAGGGAAAACCAAAGAGTACACGGTTTTTTATGGTGAATACGACGTATTCGACAACCTTGAAGTGCTGGGAGAAGATTTCATCTGGCAGATGTATCGTAACTCACCACCGCTAATTTGGCGTACCGCTTTCATGAACGAACGCCTGTTCCGTGTACCGAACGGCTTCTATTCTGCGTTGGATGATAATATTCACTTCTATATTCCGAAAGACAATGGACGCCTCCGGAATCTTGGGTGCAACTGGGGAAAACTGACCTCCTGTGGCTGTTTGGGAGACGGAGATCTTGACTTCGATCAGGAATTGCACCTTGCATTCGACTCAAATGCATCCATCTCCACAGCTGTCGTAGGGCAACTGAATGAACACACGATGCGCGTTCTCAAGTCATTTTATGTCAAAACACCAGGGAAGCTACAAGATCTTGTCAAGATGATAGCCGACTACTACCGTCCGAAACTTAATCACGATATAGTAGTCTACTATGATCATACGTTCACCTGGGAGTCAGGATCCACTACAGAAACTTATGCCGATATCATTGAACGGGTATTCAAAGAGAATGGATATAACGTGACGATGGTCTATGTCGGTCAAGCCCCGAAACATGAGTGGAAGCATCTGAATATAGACTTGACTCTGAAAGGAGATCCGCAATTCTTGTGGATCCAAATAAACTTGCATCAAAATGAATTTCTGAAGATCGCAATGGAACAGACTGGCATCAAGCAGGGAAAGAATGGATTTGAGAAGGATAAAACGCCTGAAGGAAGCGATGACACTCCTGATAATCCGGATGAATATAAGACGCACATAACTGATGCATTTGACACGCTGTGGTTAGGCATGAACTTCTATTTCACGGCACCTGGATCAAACTCTAGTGGTGTATTCTTCCTGAATAACAGGTAGCCACCAACCAGTCTCAAGCAATTCTCATAGAAAAAAAGGCAAAGAGCTGATAACCAATAAAAGGACGAGAAAAAGAGGGAATATTTTCTCCTTTTTCTCCCGTCCGACCACGCACCGCCCTAAGAAAATGTTTCGATCTAAAGTTTTTTTTCACCCCTTATATGCTGGGCTTTGCTACTTGTAAATAAATTTCATTTTGTCATTTTGGGGCCTCTGCCATGTCCTTTACGACCTACTACATACCCGATACCTTTGCTGAAAAACAAGACATGGACCCCATCCTTAAACAACAATTGCTCGCATTCATACTTGGTGGTAGCTTTCTATCAACCATCACAGGATTCGTCACCCTCAAATACACTAAAAAGCAGGCAGAAGCTAAAGCTCTAAGCTCTGTACAGGACGTATATCAAGAGCTCATCGCTGACCTGCGAGCTGATAAGCTAGCTATGAAAAAAGACAAAGAGGAAAGCGAAACGAGGTGGACAACTCGCATTGAGAAGCTGGAAAATAATCAGCAATCGCAGGATAAAAAGATAGCGGATAACGAAAAAGAAATAGCTGATCTCAAACGATTCAAATGTATAAACCTATCGTGTAACAATCGAAAACAATGAAACACTATGCACACATTCTTATTTGTACTGCCTGCCTTGCATGCACTTGTTCTTTTTATGGTTGCCGTACTACTTATCAAAACGATAGTAGCACTCAAGAGCAAACCCGTCTTTCTATCTCAGACTCAGCTCTACGCATCAGAACTGAAGATGCCTGCTCCCGATTCAACCTTAATCAAGAAGAAGCGGGCAAAGGCTGGAAAGTCAAAGTTAACTTCGACACATCAAAGCCGGCAGATCCGGAGACCGGCTTATCCCCGATATCGAATATCGAGATTGAAGGGAACGAAAAGACAGTTAAGACCTTGCTACAGGAAGATGACACTATACACGTATCTGAGAGTCAAGAAACGAAGAATGATCTCACGCTTCAGCAAAGCAAACAGTCAGCCTTCCACAAAGATGCCGGCAGTTCTGTAGCTGCCGGGATAGACAACGGGATCAGGTATGGCCTGATCATCGGGATCCCCATCATTCTTATCATCTTAACATTAATCATCCATGCAAGATTCAAGCAAAAGGATCCATCAAAGTAAAATATGGAAGCTGATGGAACGATATGCGGATGGGAAGCCTATAGAGTTTTCCATCCAGTTCTGCAAGAAGAGTACCGGGGAACTAATCACTTATGAACGTGCTGTACTCACTTCATTTCATAGCAGCGGTAGTACAATCAATGTACTGCAAGCCGGTGAAGCCACACCACGCAAGATCCGGCGCTGCCTTATCACCCAGTTTAATCATCTCAAAGTATATTTTTAATATGGAATCAAAGCAACAACCTAACCTAGTTATGAAAGGGTACGAAACCTACGCAGTCCTGAAAGGAGGTGAGAAAGTTATCCAATTTAGCGATAACAGCGACATTGTGACTGACAAGGAGGCATCAGCCGTTGAAGTCGTCCCCAAGGGAAAAAAGGATCCGATCAAGTTCATTCCACGCGGAAGGAATAACGACATGATGTACGACATCATGCGTAAAATCGGTACCAACGTTACCATTGGCAGTAATGTTGAATTTAAGAATAAAGTCGTGTTTGGGGACAGCATCCTTGTCTACAGGAAGAAACGCGACGGAAAAACCCGCAAAATCATCAAAGAGGAGGTACTTCCGGAAGAAGAACCCGAAATCTTTGAGTTCCTTGAGAACAATAACTTCAACTTCATCCGTGTAGAACTCGCTAATGATCTTGTCATCTTCTACGATGCTTATTTAGAATACATACTCAGCAATGATCCGAAATCGCCCAAACTCGTACAGATCAAAGCAAAAGAGGCAACCTGCTCACGTATTAGCGAGATCGATGAGAAGACAGGCAAAAGTGAATGGCATGGGTATTCAGCGGAATGGAAGAAAGGAACCCCTGAAGATCTTGTCGCCACTCCCCTGCTCGATCGCCAGACTCCTTTGCTAGATCTTAAGAAAAGGATGGGACTTGCTCCTGATGATGAAGGGAACCTCGTCATCGGGAAAGATCGCAGATTCATTCACAATCTGCGCATTTCGACGCCAGGACGCTTTTATTATAGCCGGCCCTATTGGTGGAGCGTATTTGCTTCAGGATGGTATGACTTCTCCTGTGCTATTCCCATCTTCAAGAAATCCCTGATTAAAAATCAGATGGCTCTCAGATATATCATATATATCAAGGATACATTTTGGGAAAAGCTATTTGCAGACGAAAAGGTCGTCAAAGATGATGAAAAAACTGCCCGCAGGCAAAAGTTCCTTGAAGACATGAACGATTTCCTGGCCGGCGAAGAAAATGCCGGAAAAGGCTTTATTTCACATTTCAGATATGACAGAGTAAGAGGATTTGAGGATAAAGACATCATCATTACTCCTCTTGAATCGTTCTTCAAAGGTGGCGAATATATTGAGGACAGCGAGGAAGTAAGCAACATGATGTGTTATGGAATGGGAGTACATCCTTCCATCATCGGATCCGCACCCGGTAAAGGTAAAAGCATTAATGGAACTGAAGCACGCGAACTGTTCACCATCGAGCAAGCTCTCATGAAAATGTACCAAGACGCAACCCTTGAACCTCTATACTTTGCCAAGGCCGTTAATCAATGGCCTTCGGACATCTATTTCTCTGTAACCAACTGCCAGCTCACCACCCTTGATCAGGGAACGGGAGCTACAAAAAACACAGGTCTAACTCCAGAAACTGAAGAAAAATGAACGCATTAATTCCCGATATTGAGACCTTAAAGAAGGTAGTCAAGATCAATTCGTCATTGCCTTATGAATCTATTGAACCGTATATTGAGGATGCTCTTGATATCTATGTTAAGCCCTATATAGGGCAATCCGTCATTAAACAAGCTCTGACAGACCAAGAATCTGAGATATATAGCAAATTATTGCGTGCGCTTGGCCCGCTGACCTTAATGCTTGCGACGAATGAACTCGGAGTCATGTTCGGGGATACCGGCATCACGGTCAGTAATGTACAAGGACAACGTTCTCCGGCCAGTGATTCAAAAATAGCGGCCTCAAAGGAGAACCTGTGCTTCCGGGGAATGCAAGCTCTTGACCGGCTTATAACCTACCTGGAAGAAAATAAGGAAGATTTTCTGGAGTACGTAACAGACCATATTTCCCCTTTCTGCTTTATCCGGAATGCACACGATTTTCAGGATCTTGGCATGGTAGACATCGGTTACTCCACCCTGTCTTATCGTATCATGTACCCCACAATCCGCCAGCTTCAGGAACGAAATATTCGTGAAATGATACCGGACAATGTATATGCGGATTTAAAGGAAGCATACTCTAAAGATAAACCGACACCCAAGCAGCAGGTTCTCATTGATCATATCATTCGTTTTCTTGCAAATAAGACGGCAGAGCTCTATACCTCACAAAAGACAACCGAGCAACGTGTCGCCAGCAAAGCAATAGAATATTCACCTGCCATCCGCCCGATTTATCAGGATCCGGACGCAAACGGTAATTTCTTTGCTAGTCAGGCAACCTACTATGCCGGGAAAATACACACTTATCTGGTCGAAAATGCAGAAGAACTAGGCATTGAAACAAGATCCCAGGCTATTGACTTTAACTCCAAGAAAAAGAAGCTATTCACTTCAATATCATAATACTATGCATACGATACAAATCAATGACGATACATACACACTTCCTGGAAGCTGGGACGAACTCACCCCGAAGCAGCTCCTATACCTGGTTAAACTCACTAAATCGAATATACCGGTAGAACAAGTTAAGATCTACATGATGCTCTATTGCCTGAAAGCTCACGTATGCCGGCACAAGAAAATTTTCAAAGAATATGTCCGTATCAAAATTGGGCAGGAAAGTGAAACAGGCCGCTTCCGGATCCGCAGCCGTCGGTACCTCCTTCATCCCGAAGAAATCAGTCTGCTCTCTGATCAATTTCACTTCCTGATGCGTGAGGAAGAAAACCGTATCACTTCACAGAGGATATATCTCATTAATCCGGAACTGACAGTCAATCCTTACCCGACACTCCGCTTCCGGTGCCGGAAATTCATCGGGCCGGAAGATCAGCTGTTCGATATCACCTTTGAGCAATTCATGTATATGCAAACCTATTTGGATGCGATGCAGCTGGATCCTCAAAAGATCAACCATCTCCTAGCCTGCCTGTGGCATCGTGGAAAAGAATTTGATATCAATCGTCTGGACAAGGATGCAGCTATTCTGAAACGTCTTCCCGACGACAGGAAGATGATCATGTACTGGTACATTCTTGGAAGCCTCTCCTGCATGAGCGCAGCCTATCCACGAATATTTTCAGGAGAAGGAAAAAATAATGGGCGTATATTCGATGCCCAGCTGCGACTACTTGATTCCCTGGCACAGTCTGACATGACCAAGAAACCGGAGATTCGGAAAGGTTTGTTGCTCGATGCGCTGTACTCGATGGATGAATCCATCAGGCGCAAGGAAGAAACAGAAGAGAACTTGAGGAATAGATAGAAAAGTTTGTTACTAGCAAACTTTTTATTCGATTTTGTTTGTTACTAACAAACTTTTATCTATCTTTGTAGAGTCATAAGAAACGCGGGTGACGTCCGCATAAGTTCTTTTATATTATGGAACAATTGTTCAAGGCTATCCAAGCGATAGCAGAAGCGAATCCCGATGGATTCACGGTTGACCTCACAACCTTAAAAAAGGTCACAAAAGGCATTTCAGTCGCCTATCTCGAAACCCAAGACAGTTTTGGAGAAGAAGGACTGAAAAGAGTTCTTAACCACGCTTTAATGCACGAAAAGAAAGTCGGTGGATGGTTCAACGAAGAAAACGGAATGTTCTACTTCGATTCTATCCGGATTTTCACTAATCTCGAAGAAGCCAAGCAATTCGGACGTGAAAATGGGCAGATCGCTATTTTCGACATTGGGCAAATGAGACTCATCAAATTGTGATCCGGAGGGGCGAAAGCCCCTCCATTACAAAGTATATTGCATTATTAAATACCCGATTATCAAAACGTAAATTGATGAATTATGAAGAATCTTGAATTACTACCTCTCCCTGCCGAGAGTAAAAAGCGGATCGACGAGTTCGCAAGGCAGTATCAGCGCATGGGGCACATCTCTATTGAGGTTGTATCCTATAATGAAGGTCGCTTAATTGTTCGCGCTGAACAAAAAGACCTGGTAAATGACAAGTTCCTCTCCAAAAAGGAACTGACGGAACGTATCCGTGACATGTTTAAGGGAGAGATCCCGGACGACTGGAAGCTCACTGTGTCAGCTGTGAACTTCGATCGCAAAGATATCGACGGAATCACCATTGACTGGATCAAAAGACGGATGGAACGCTTAGGATTAAAAAGCAAACATCTGAGCAACTATACAGGCATTGACAAATGCACCGTATCCTCACTCCTGTCCGGAGACAAAGAACTAACGAAATGGCACAAGGTAGCACTGTATTACTTCTTTAAATATTACGAAGTAGCCAACTTCTAACTTTCATTTGTAAGCGGAGCAAAAAACTCCGCTTACTTTTTGCCGAATCTGAAAAAGATTGTACTTTAGCACCTGCCCAATATCGTTATTAAAACATGAATCCCTTACCATAGTGTAACCAGACAGCTGGTTCCGGCTAATAACACCGGTGGGCGCACTATAGTGAGGGATTCGCCATATTACTATGATATATACCAACTTCAATGTAGATTTGTCTTCAGAAGACAGTTCAAGTGATCCTTACTATGGCAGTGGAAGTAGTTCAGATGAATCCGCACCATTACCGGATATTACAAGTGACACTCCGATAGAAACCAATGGTTTGGATACAAGCGACTTTGTCAATAAATAGCAAATGCTATTAAAAAAGAAACGACAGCCATAAAAGAGCCGAATATCAGAAATGCAAGAGAGCGTTTAGTATGTTTGACTCTTTTTTTATTCATTTCTTCCTGCTTCGTTATTTTCTTTTGAAGTTCAACTAATTCATCGCTGACAACCTGCTTCTTTTGATCAGTATCTTTATCTTTCCCTTTAAAATAAGCTATATATTGCGGTATAGTGAATTTATCAGGTTCTTTCCCAGGCGCGAAAACAGTATGTGGCTTGATGACGTGATAAATGTAACCGATGGAAATAAATGTAAAAACAACAATAGACAAACATCCAGAAGTCAAAGCAGCATCATCACTTACACTCAAATGCGTGAGAATATATCCTATTGCAGCTGTTAAAATGCCAAAATAGATAGCAAACAAAGTATATCCCCTTTCAGTTATAAGGGATTCTACACGGACAAGATCATTATGGCGAACCATAGCCTGTTCATAATACCATTCTATAAGCGATAAATCGATTACTTTTAATTGTTCTGCAGTGAGTCTTTCCATGATCTATATATTTTTGAGCTAAAATACATTTTTCTTTTGGAGCTACAAAGAAACTTTTGTACTTTAGCCGTTGCCAAATAATTAATGAATAAACATGAATCCCTTACTATAGTGTAACCTGTAAAATCAGGTTCAGGTATCATTAGACCTGTTGGCGCACTATAGTGAGGGATTCGCCCATTTCATCAGATGGAATCATTAGACATACACCTCAAAGATTTAATCCTTCGAGATCTTCACAAGACTCCTAAAAAGAAACGAATCCAATTTGATATCTTTGACGAACTTCAAATAAGTTTGTCTACGGAACAACTAATTGGTTATCGAAAACAATTGGTCATGGAAGGATTAATAACAGAAGAAAATCCAGAAGACCTTGACTCACCTATCGAAGTAACCCCAAAAGGTTATGAAGTTATTCATTTACACGGGAGTTATGGCACCTTCATTAATTCGATACAGCAGGCTGAAGTACTAAGAAAAGAAAGTGAAAAATTACAAGCTCAAAACTTAAAACTAAAAAAGTATAGTACTATTATTACTATTACTCTTTCAATATTATCTTTTATAACAGGAATCCTACTATCAGACCTAATAAAAGGAATAATAAAATAAAGATTACTTTATAATAAAGAGACACACGAAACTTATAATAGTTATACGAAAGTTCTAATAGTTTACGCTTAAGATTCTTTATTTCTTGCTCCTGATCCATATATAACTCTATTTTTGAGCTAAAATACAACATTATTTTAGTACATTCAATTTTATTCCTCTTATCTTTGCACTTGTAACAAATTAAAAACACGTACTATGAATTGTAAACTTGGAAAATTAGAAATCCCGACTGATCAACCTTTTCTAAATTGTAAATTAGGTCGAGAAAAGTACGCAGAAGTACTTAAAGCTATTATCACTACATACAAAAAAGGATTTGTCTTAGCTATAGACGGTAAATGGGGAACAGGTAAAACTACATTTGTAGAAATGTGGAAGGCATATCTTGAACTGGACAAATTCCACACATTATACTTTAACGCTTGGGAAAATGACTTTATCTCAGATCCTCTTGTTGGTCTAATTGGCGAACTTACAAAAATAAACTCTTCTAAAAGAACAAAGGATTTAGCATCATCAATGATAAATACGGCGGGAAAAATTGTGCTAAAGGCAGTTCCTGCAATGTTCAAGGGAGTAATTAAGAAATATGCAGGTGAAGAAGTAGTTGAGATTCTTTGTGATTGTGCCGAAGAAGGGTCTTCCATGTTAGAAAAAGAAATAGATAATTATGAAAGCCAAAAAGGAAGTCTACTAGAATTTCGGAAAGAGCTCGAAAAATTTGTTGATGAAGTTTGCGAAAAGAAACCATTGATATTTATCATAGACGAGCTTGATCGATGTAACCCACATTATGCTGTAAAGGTGCTAGAAAGGATTAAACATTTGTTCAACATACCTAATATTATATTTGTCTTATCCATAGATAAAGAACAATTAAGTCACTCCATACGTGGATATTACGGGAGTGACCTAATAAATGCCAATGAATATCTGAAAAGATTTATTGATATTGAATATGCTTTACCTGATCCTGATGTAGATAGTTTTTGCCAGTATCTATTTGAATATTACAATTTCCAATCTTTTTTTTTCCAGGCACAAGATCTATCTTATAATGAGTCAGGTGCTATTCAATCTTTTTTACTAACAGCATCAACCATTTTCAAATACAAGAGATTAACATTAAGACAAGCCGAAAAGATTTTCATAAATACCCGTTTATCCTTAAATATGTTTGGCGATACGCATGATAAGATACATGTCGATTTATTATGCATACTAACCTATCTCCGAGTTTGTGAATCCGATTTCTATGAAAAGATCTCACGTAGAGAATATAATACAATACAGGAACTGATTAATCAAATTGAGCTAATTTTTCCTCAACAAATATTCGACATTAACCCTATTGGTAGTTGGTCAAACGTGATTTTTCATGAAACAATAGCACTCCTATTAGAATATTATGCGATAGAACCTGTAAAAAACGATAAAGAATTAATGATAACCGACATTAACGGAGACGAAAAACTATGTTTCAAAACAAAGTTCATTAATGAGCGTTCATTAATAGAAGCCATTCAATGGGTTAATCAGCAAGGAGTTTACATATCTTTAGAAACCATTATCGCTAAGATTAACCTACTGGATAATCTTCAAGTTCAATAGTTATTACACAAAACAGAATATTATACAAACAAAAACTTTATCTTTGTCCCCTATAACAAATTAAAACCACACAAATGGAAACAAAAAAATTAACTGCTGCCGAAAGCACTTTGGCAACTATGTCAAAAACAGTGCTAGTGTTAGGTATCATTGGTTCAGTATTCGCATTCTTTTCTTCGTGTATTGCATGGGAATATTCCAAATACTCCGGAGGTATAGTAGGAGTAGACGGAATTAACTGGCTAGGCTTCCCAGTTCTCATTTATTGCATCATGGGAACTTTAATCGGATGGGCCGTTCTCTCCATCCTCGTCGAGATCTCCGTCAACATCCGGACACAAAAGACTCAATCTAGCTGGAAAAAAGACTTTGCCGTGATGGTGGCTGCTGGACAAAAGGAAAAGGCTAAAGAAGTACTTTATCGTGGCATAATGGAATCTAAGGAGTTTAAGCAGGTATTAACCGGTGGAAACGAAAACTACCATAAAGAATGCATAGATGCTTTAAACAAGAAATACAGTGATCATCTCAAAGCTATCGGTGAGGATTCATTTATAAACACGGACGAGAACGAAATATATCAAGCATTCAAATAAAACACCCCTTCAAAGGGAAAAATTAAAACTACACAAATGAAAAGATTTATTTTATTTTTTGTGGTCATGACCGCAATGGTGTGCAGTATCTCCGCACAGAACGCAGATTTGCAAAAATGGACAAAAGGAGCAACGAATAGAAGTAACGGTATCCATCAAATCGAGAATCCCAAATCCGTAGGTAAACTCAATGAATATTGTTCATTGATGGAAAAGTCCACTAAGTTTCAATGTGGTGCGCTGACATTCGCCGGCATTGGAACAGGATTATCTATTGCAGGAGCAATCATTGGAACAAAAGGAAATGATGACTATGAAGGGGATTTGGATAAAATGGAATCTGACCGCAAAACAAGAAAAAGTTTATTTATCGGAGCTGGAGTCAGTTTTGCAGTAGCCCTCTGTTGTGAAATTGTAGCTCTCGACTGCAAACTTAAAGCCGGAAAATCACTTAGAGTCTTCACAAACGGGACCGGAGGAGGATTAGCATATACCTTTTAATATAAATAAGCGGAGCAAAAAACTCCGCTTTCTTTTTGCTACAAGAGGAATCTTTTGTACTTTAGCTGTCGCCAAAATAAACCAGCCGTCAATTCCTTATGTCGTGCATCCGTAAAATCGGGTGGCTGGGTGGTTCCAGTTGGCACACGACATAAGGAATTGATTTTTTATATTATGAAATCATTAGATACACATTTTAAAGACATCATACTAAGAGATTTATATAAAGATCCTCGAAAAAAACGCATCCAACAGGACATTATGGATAAACTACAAACTAAATTATTTCCTGAGCAACTTATTAGCTATCGGAAACAATTAGTCATGGAAGGATTAATCACCGAAGAAGAACCGGACGAAATACATTCATTAATTGAAATCACTCCGAAAGGATATGAGGCTATTGAGAAATATGGCAGCTATCAATCTTTCTTGGCCGCCAAAACAACAGAAATAATCAATAACACAAAATTGACTACACTCAATATAAAACAACTAAGAATCAAAAATCTATCCATATTAATAAATATTATATTGGCTATTTTAGGGATACTTCTCACCTCTTATACTATCTATCAAAACAATCAGATAAACGAATTAAAGGAGCTACTCTACAAAAGTAATATAGAAATCCCAATAAAATAATATTTTTCAGAATTTCCCTTTGGCACTTTCAAATATTATCCTCATATTTGCAGAGTCAAAACCCATCGTGAGGTATCACGAACGAAGAGCAACGGATAATGCTCAATATGAAATTGGGCTATTTTTATGCCCATAAGTTTGCTATTGGCACTATGCTATTAGTAAACTCACATACAAAATAGTCGAAGTTTATTTATAAACAAATACGGCTGCCTTTCCTATTACTTTAGTCTCAGTCTCTTCGGAGTGAACTACGGTGGGTTTTTGACGAAACGGGAAAGTGCAGCCGTTCTTGTACTTCCGCTAGTCGAGCGGATTCTCGACTAAAACGTCAAAAACCCATCGTATGAAACAAAAAACATCGGCACAACCTTCGTGCCCTCATTCCGTACCAATAGTACAGATGTAAACACGCTCCAAGAACGTTACTTCAGCGAACTTAAGAAAGACTGTGCTATCAACTCCGCATCAGACGCTTACTACGTCTCTGCCATAGCCTTCTTTTGCCTTACCTTTATCTTCCCTCCTGCCGTGATCGGTGCAGCCATCTGTGTCTATCGGGCAAAACAATGCAAGAAAGGAGGTAAGAAATGATATTCATTTATGATGTAAAGACCTACCGAAAGGTTAATAACAAAGGGCAGGAAATGTGTGAATTTGCCCTGGCATACGACCGTATCCTAGTACATGATAAATGCGCAATGGATTCACTAAAGTGTGAATTTGAAGAAGTCGTCAAAAGACTAAACGAAAAATACCCTAACCAAAAGACGCTCATATTTAGAAGTAGTCATGAAACTTCCTCCGGAGGGCAGTGGAGCTTTAAACTAGGAGATGACGATAGCACCCCTGTGTGCTTTATTTCTTATAGCAAAGTTCGTGGTCATTATTCTTTTGGAGAAGATACTTACCTGTTAGAGCAGAAAGGAGATCAACCATGAAAAAATACATAGAGAAAATCATACCATCTCAATGTCGTGTTATTAACAATGAAACAGGCTACATCCACTTAGAAGGCGAATCAATGATTCTCAGACCGGATGGCAGTTATGCCGGAACCGTAACTACGACTATCGGATCTATCAGAGAGAATCATATCGATACCGTTATTGAGATGCTTACCAACTACAAAAAGAAGATAGCATCGCCCAAAAGAGAACAAACTATTGGCAAAATTATCACATTCGATTTTAGGAACAAGATCAATAAAGGAGGTCGTCCATGAGTCGTCGTCATCGCCGAGATAAGCGTGCCCGTATGCAAGCCATATTAAACTTAGTATCCGTATATTATGTTTTCAACCAATTCAAATTCTAGGTGTTATGAATAGACATGAAGCCTTGCAATTATCCGGATTAATCCGTATCTTGTTACCCAATAATAATAAAGACTTAGATCCATGATAGCATTTATCATCATAGTAACTGGAATAATATCCTTGACTCTGGCATTCACTGCAGGGCGCAAGAAAAATATTACGGTATATCATCGAGACTATAATGGTCATAAAAGTGCTTCAGATGAATTACCTGAACGATATCGAATGAGTAAAGGGCTTTTCATAGCCCTGTTATTACTACTTCTAGTCTATTTACTAGCAAAGTAACTGTCCTTTATAGCCCGCCTACAGCGGGCTATTTTTGTCTCCATAACCAAAACATTGCAAAGTTATGGAACAATATTCTCATTATGAATATGGCGAGCTTCTAGCCAATAAGCTCAAAGCGATTTCCCACACCCCGGAACATCCTCACTTCTTCACCGCCTTTGGGCTTGAAGATTTATTCGGATTTGAGGATAAGCTCTCAAATGTGACAGGAATGGTCCTTATCGCTGTTGATGGTATGGAATCCGAATCATCCGATAACAATGGAGATGGATTGACTGACCGTAATGAATATTCATTCATCGTCGCACGCAACACAAATTCGTCACGTCCGGAAACAATCAATCAAGCCGCATTAGACTGTAAAGTCATTGCCAAGCAAATCCGTAACCGCCTCTTTCACGATCCAACTCTGAAATACTCCATTAGCCGAACGACACGTATCAACGGAATAGGACCTATAGGTGACAACTTCTATGGAGTGATACTTACCTTCTCCCTGCGGGAACCTGAAGATTTTTTTATCAACTCTGATTTTTGGGAGGACTAATCTATGGGATTCTATAAAAATTATCGGGATATGCGTTCCGATGTCAGACGTTATAATGCCGCTGTTCGCCGCGCCAACAATCTGGCAGGCAAAGGCTCGTCACAGCTCATACACATAGAAACCGTATCCGAAATAGAACGATATACGATGGCTAAAGACGCTGACCGACTAGTCGCATTCAATAAAGACGTACAGAAATGGATGAGCTCTGTCGCTGCCCAACTACGTGCATCAATTTCATCTCACAGTATGCGCGTGGCCACCGATTTAAGACCTAGAATGTATACTGACAAATATGGACTCATCAACAAACTCGGTTTTTCTTTTCCCCGTCATGGCATCTACATCCACAAAGGAGCCGGAAAAGGGTATGGAGGAACAACTGGATCCAAGTGGACGAAACTGAAACGAATCGGCGGGATCGAGGTAAGTACCGGGATTGTCCGACATACCAATCCTGAATCATTGAATGGCAGCCAGGGTACAGGAAACCGCAAAGCATACGAATGGTTCGATCCCATTGTCCGTAATCGAATCCCCGAACTAGAAACAATCATTACCAACTATTTCGATTCAATGATCATTGATGCCACACGCATCTATATCAACAAATAATCTATGAGCAACGATCTGAACCGTAGTATTAAAATCTACATTGATGGCACGGAAGCCGCATTAGGAGTCAAGCAAGTCGAAACTGCTATCCAAAAATTGGAAAACAAGTTAGCCTCTCTCAATAAATCCGAAGCTAACTACAACACCCAATCAAGAAAACTTCAGCAGGAAATTAATAAGAAAACGACGACTCTTGAAAAGTACAAACAAAGTATCAGAGAAACAGAACGTATTCTGAGCAATCTTTCCGGAGCAACCTATAACGAACTGATCTCTGTACAGTCCAAGGTTCGTAAGCAGCTCCGGGATGCAATACCTGGTACACAACAGCACTCAGTAGCCTTAGAACAGAATCGACGGGTAACCGAAGCTCTCACTCGTGCCCAAGCAGCAATGCGCGTTGAAGTGGGATGCCAAGGAACCGTTTGGGGGCAGGCCGCTAACTTCGTCAATAAATATATGGCCCTTATCGGTGGAGTTGTCGCCTCTGTTACAGGATTATCTATGACTATACGACGTTCCGTTGATGACTATGCGCAAATCTCCGAGGCTATGGCTGGAGTAAAAAAATACACTGGGATGACAGATGAAGCGGTGAAGGATCTGAATGAAGATCTCAAAAAGATAGATACCCGGACTCCACGCGAACGATTGAACGAGCTGGCACAAGATGCAGGTCGCCTCGGTATACAAGGAAAGCAGGATATTCTTGACTTCGTAGATGCTGCCGATAAAATCAATGTTGCATTGGGTGAGGATCTAGGAGAAGACGCAGTTAAGAATATTGGTAAACTAGCACAAATGTTTGGTGAAGATAAAACACTAGGATTACGCGGTGCTATGCTCGCCACAGGGAGTGCCATCAATGAAGTAGCTCAGAATAGCAGTGCCGCAGAATCATATCTTGTAGACTTTACTGCACGTGTATCCGGAACTGGAAAACAAGCCGGAATTTCACAAACACAAATCATGGGATTCGCCTCTGTGCTTGATCAAGATATGCAGCAAGTAGAAATGGCTTCCACTGCTCTGCAGACTGTCATCATGAAAGTATACCAGGAACCAGCCAAATTCGCTAAAATGGCAGGGAAAGATGTTAAGGATTTTACAAAATTACTTAAGGAAGATGCCAATGAAGCCCTCCTACAGCTATTAGAAAACTTAGGAAGTAAAGGCGGGCTACAGCAACTAGCACCTTTATTTAAAGACATGAAACTTGATGGTGTACGCGCTGCCGGAGTCTTAAATACTTTAGCTGCCAATACCGCTAAAATCCGAGAAGAGCAAGAACGGGCTACTACCGCATATAAAGAAGGTACATCGGTTATCAACGAATTTAATGTGCAGAACAATACAGTACAAGCGCGTCTCGACAAAGCTAAAAATGGTTTTAAAGAAGTGTCTTATCAATTAGGGGAGAAAATGCTTCCCCTCATGTCTAATGCCATTACCGCTACCAGTTTTTTCGTACGGGCACTCAATTCTTTAATTGAATTCATTGCACGATATTCACATATATTGATACCATTAACAGCTACAATAGCAACCTATGTTCTCATCTGTAAAGCTCAGATCATAGAAGAAAAGCTCAAAGTGTTTTGGAATCAGAAAGTAATAGCTACACTCAAAGAAATGTATGCTGTCATGTTACGCAACCCATACCTGGCAGTCGCGGCTGTCATTGTTACTCTTATTTCTGCATTAAGCAATATGAATAAGGAAATGACAGAATCGGAACGTATTGAGAAAAGCCTAACAGAGATTCGAAATAATTCAAAAAACAACATACAGGACGAACGTAATGAGGTTGAGCTAAATCCGGAAAAACCAGACGTGCCGATTAACAAAAACGATGCGTTTCAAAAAGTACAAAAACGACGCGTACAAGAAAAACGGTGAGCGCGGTCCTATTCTGCACGACCAAAGCCCACCATTTTTCTTTCACTTGAACCCTCTTTGAACGACCTTAAAATATCATTTGAAAACCATTGCAGATTCAAAATAATTCACTATCTTTATGCAGTGTTAAGCTGCTATACCCGACACTTCATCCGGCTTTGTGTACAGCATCATGTCCGTGTACTTGGAATTATAATTCATGTGCGCATTGAACTCCACTTTCCGACAGTTCTTGAACGGGCTACCGATAAATGGGTTCCGGTCTATCCAGTCGCACAGTTCCAGGATGGAGGATTTGTTCGAGGTGAAGTACACGAACGGATGCCCTTTCAAAACGGTCAGCACGTCCAAATAGTCAGCCAGACGCCAATACATTTTGTAAGTACCCACCTCGGTGGAGAGGTACGGCGGATCAACCAGAAACACCACACCCGGAACATCCTTGTAACGTTTGAACACTTCCTTGTAGTCTTCGCCGGTTATAGTCAGTCCTTCCAGATAATCCTTTGCTTCGGGATAGTCTGTCTGCCGGATATTATTGTAAAGTGTCTCCTTCCTCATATCTTCCAGGGAGAGCATATACCTCATGGCAAACAGCAGGGACGAGGACAGCGTGATATAGTCCACATAGCCACGTTCCTTTTCCTCCCTCTCAATACGGGCAAACATTTTTTCACAAACCTCCCCGGTTATACGTTTATTTCTGGGTTCCCCTTCAGCTATCCAGCGCAAATCGGATAACAGCACATTGGTGGCCGGGATATTCGCAAGCCTCCGGCGGTAGTTGTCGAAGTCGTTATATACAACGGTGGCATCAGGTCTGACACATTTGGTGATGTGCGACAGCAGGCCTGATCCACCAAACAGATCCACAAACACGGTGCTGTCCGGAAACTGTCCCAGCACTTTGATAAATTCCTTCGCGAACATGCGTTTCTGCCCCACGAAAGGAAGCGGGGCGGACAAATACATCTTTTTCATTTCATTCTGCTTTAAAACGGCCGCAAAGGTCCCCAGAATAAACGAAAAACAGCGGGAAACATGAACTGTTCCCGCTGCAAGACATATACAGCAAACTACACGTTCAGCCCGAAGCGGACCGTCTCGTCTCCGGCGATCAGCGCACGGGTGCCCGGGATATTATTCTCGTAGATATGTACATTGCCCAGGTAGAGGGTGATCGACTTCAGGGGAAGTTCTATCTGCCGGGCCATCAGGTAAAGGTGATAGATGTCGGAGGGCAGCCCGAGGTTCGCGTCACTGCTGCGCTGGTAGGCGGACAGCACCAGTTCACCACCGTCCAGTTGGAACTGCACCAGGCTCAGGCAGGGCGCCTGGTTGCTCTCGGCACCGGTCTCACCCAGGAAAAGCACGTAGTTCTTGCTGTTGCGCTTCTCCCGGTTGATTTTCGCTATCAATGGGGGCAGCTTCTCGAAATAGGTGGGGTAACTGTTCACCAGGATAGAACCGCAATAATCCCACCAGTTGATGCCGGCCTCCCGGTACTTCTCCACATTACGTTCCCCCTGCATGAACAGCTGGAGCTCGCTGCGGAGTTTCTTGCGGGCGATATTATGCCCCTCGAATATGTCAAGCAGGTCCGCCGGTGTCAGCGAGAGCTGCTCGTTCAGAAGGTATTGTATGTTTCCCTTCTTGTTGGTCTGCGTTTTTCCCGTGGCAAGAATCTTGTCCAGAATACAGTAATACTTGTTCATAGCCATTTCCTCCTTCTAAATTTGAAACACCCTAAAGATAAGGGGAAACGGCACTCCCTACGGCATAAAACAACCCGTTCACACTGCAAGCGTCTTGCAGTCACTCTGAAACCGTTTCACAAGGGCATAAACCTTGCGCTCACTCACCGAATACTTTTCGGACAATACGGCCACAGCATACGAGACTTTTTCACCCTGATCCAGCAGGCGGGTATAGTCCACATACAGGTCGATATACCGGGCATCCTCCAGACGGATACCGGCTGCCTGAAGCCTTTTCAACAGTTCCCGGTTAAAGTTTAGTATCTCAATCACTTTCATAAAATATATTTTTTGTATCTTTGCGCCATCTCACTTACTTTGCAACAATAATAAAAAAGGCCGAAACGCGACAGGGGTATTTGCCCCCGGTCGTGCGTTTCGGCGTACTTGTTGTTAAAAGTAGGTGAGATGATTTTTAACAGGCCGGGGGCTTTTTTCTTATCCTCCCCCGAAGGATTTATTCCACCCGGTACTTCTCCGGATCAAAAGCGTCTTTCTTCTTCCAGCCGTCAACCAGTGTATCCTGGATGTGCTTCATGGCCTTCGTGTAGAAGTCCGTCAGTTCCTCCAGTTCCCCGAACGTCCGGTACCGGGGTTCCTCATCCGTCCCGAACTTGAATGTCACCGGAAGCGTTGCGCCACCGGTCTGTATGGCAAGGTCATGGGCCGCCTTATAGTTGAACTGGTTCTCGCTCGACAGCCACACCGGCATATCTTCGTAAATAAAGCCGGAAAGTATCTCCCGGTCAATCTGTTCGTTGTACCAGCCCAGAATAACGGTTCTTATTATCTCACCGGAGGGCTTCCCTAAAAAGTTCTCCTCCATATAGTCGGCGGAACCGTCCTCTTTCTCCCGCACGTCCCAACGGACGCGCCACGTGTTCTTCACCGGGTTCACGCATTCCAGCAGCCTTACCCCGGATGTTCCTTCAACTCGTTTCATGTCATGTAAATACATATTTGGTTCGACCTTTGCCGAAGGTTTCCGTCTTGATGGTGGTCTCGAACGGGAAACCGTCGGGCATTTCCTTCACTTGCGAGAGGATGTTCTTCATCTCCTCGCTGTTGGTGAAGAACTTTTTCGGCTCGCCGTTCATCTCGATGGCCACGATACAGCGGTCTTCTCCCTGCTCGGTCTTGATGCCTGTCTCGAAGTCCTTCACCACAATCGGTAAATTTACCAGTTCCCGGATGCTTACCACTACACCGGGAAATCGCTTTTTGCCATCTTCGGGCTTATAAGCGACGTTCAAGTCTTTAAATGATCTCATGTCTTTGCCTGTTAATTTTTTAAACAACGTATGACAGTTGGCGTGCTTGGCCATCCCGTAGAACGACGCTATCAGCTCACGCCTCCTTTTTCTCGATTTTACCTCGTGCATCTTTCGGGCGAATTTCTGCTTGATGCGCTTGCGAAGGCGGACATGGTCCGCACTGAAAGTCACATATCCCAGAAAGTCAATGCCCTCGCCCAGGGGAAACACACGGTCGTTCCCCTTTACCCGGAGACCGACACGCTGAATATGCCCATGGACGGCATCACGAATCTTCCACAATTCCGCTTTCGTTTTGCCCAGTACGACGCCGTCATCACAATAGCGGTAGAAATGACGCACGGCATACCTGTCCTTCAAATAATGGTCCAAAAACACAGACAAAAGCAAATTACCCAAGCCCTGCGAGCTACGCAGGCCGATACTCAACCCGTCAGGCATCAACCGGACAAAATTGTCAAGCATGGCGATGAGTTTCTTGTCCTTGAACACGCGGTTCACGCAATACATCACAAAATCCTGCTTCACACTTTCGTAAAACTTGGTGATGTCGAACTTGTAACAGTACCGCGTGCCGTCCGGATCCTCAACCATGTCGCGGCGGATATACGCCAAAAGGTCGTGCATCCCCCGTTTCTTGATACTGGCGGAGGTGGTGCGGATGAAACGCTTCCGCAAATGGCAGTCCACTACCGTCATGATGGCATGTACGGCAATACGGTCGTACATAGGGATTACCTGAATACGACGCAACTTGCCGCTCTCGAAAATCTCGCGCTCACGGTAGTCCTTCACACGGAAAGTACCGTCCGAGATACGCGCGGTCAGTTCCTTCAACACCTCGGGTTTATGCGCAAGCAGGTAGCGTCCCTGGCGGCTGCGTTTACGCCTCCTGCCGCGAAGGACCTGATTGAATGACTCCGACATGTTGGAAGGCTTCACGATCTCCTCAATTACAAAACCTGCTCTGTGCATATTTCCTTTGTTTTCCATTTTGGGGCCTTCAATCCCCCGGGCACTGCTTCTTCGAACCGTTTCCGGCCTACCGAACCCTCCCGACACTTTATTTTTCAGTTTTCCAGCCCAAAAAGGCTGCTGTTACTGAGGCTTGCTTCCCTCGGCACCACGGTGGGGACAAGTCCCCGGTGTTGTACGCCGATTAAAATTTCTTTTCGATTGTTGTTCAGACGAGAACCGATGTTCGTGTTCGTATTCGAGGAATCGTTGTTCGCATTCGACATCGAGACACCGCCATTCGGGTTCGCGTTGTTGTTGCCACGATAAACCACACGGCTTATGGGGAAGCGCCACCTTTTAATTTGAATGCAAAAGTACGATTTTTCATAAATTATTATTTAACAAACTGGTACAAAACCTGGAAACAACAAAAAATTCGACGGGCTTACGCCCGTAAAGAACGGTGTTCCCCTCATCGGGAAACACCGGACGTTTTGTCGCTTCGCTCCCGCTTTGACGCTTTACGCTGCCGCTTATGCCACCTCGCTTACCGACTTGAACGCAGCGACGCTCGACGCCTTGACGAGCCGGCCGCGGAAGGCCAGACGAGAACCGATGCTCGTGCTCGTATTCGAGGAATCGTAGCTCGCATTCGACATCGAGACACCGCCACTCGGGTTCGCGTGGCTGTAGCCACGATAAACCACACGGCTGGCAGCAGTGGATATATAGTAGATATCGCAATAATGCGTCGAGGAGGAACCCGAAACGGAGCCCACCGGAATCACGTCCATATACTTTCCGTGCGCCACGGCGGTGATCCAGATACCGGAGCTCACGGAACCCTTTACCAGGCGGGTACTGCCGTCGGGCATCCAGATACGCCACTTGCCGGAGTTACCCGTGTCATTGGGAAGGTCCACACCGTCCATCATGTCATATTTATGACCGTAGATGTCCTCGTAGCCAAGGCAGCAGATGTTGTTCACCTGCGTCACCGTCGCACCGCCGTAGCTGTCCGAGTCACGGTACCAGGCGTACTGGTGAACGGAGTTTTCTATCAGGCTGTTCGTCACGTTCGGATTGATGGAACTGGCTTCCTCGTAGCCGATCGTGTCCGTCATACCGCGGCTGGCCGTGCCGCCCGTGGTGCGGTTGTTCGTATGAGAACCCGCGCCGCACTGCTCTTGGCTGTCACGCCTGCCATACTTCGCGTAGAAAAGGTTCGCGATACGCGAGTGCATCAGGGCGTCTATCTGCTGCATGCCTCTTTGGGCCGAGTAATAGTGGAAATCCGTCCAGCTCATGCTCGCCGTGGTACTGCCGCCGGTAATGCAGGCGCGCAGCTTCGTTCCCACTACCGAGCTGCCCACAACCGCACAAAGGTGCTCGTCATTGGCAACCCAGTCAGGTTCCATGTCCTCGATCTTGTCGCTGTTCGATAATACCACCTTGTCGAACTCCGCCGTGTTCAGGATCGAGAAATGCAATGCCGTGGCACCGTCGGGGACCTCGGCAATCAGATACATGCCAGCCTCGAACTTGTTGCTAAGCGTAGGCACGACAATGGAGCTGATGACCGTGCCGGAATCGTCCGTGAAGATACTCCCCACCAGGTTCGTGCCGGGAACGCTCGGGAAGCGAACTTTCTTGTAACCGGCGACGCTTACCTTGCAAACCGAATACGTGCTGTCAATGCTGTAGCTCTCTGACAACGTGGACTTGCCGCTCATGATCTTACGCCCGGAAAGATAGCCGCCGCTCGTACCTTTAATATCGTCCAGGGTGAGGACGGTCGCCTCCGGAACTTCAGGCATGTTGTCACTGCCGTTGCTGCTGTAGCAGGAGTAATGTTTTCCGTTCAGGTAGTCATTCACGCCTTTGCTCCAGAAGAAGGGCTCGTACATCATCCAGTCACCCTCGCTGCCGTCCAATGCGGCGGCGGTGCCGTCGGCGTACTTGTTGCTGTCCGTGTCGTCCAGCGGGTAGTAGGTCATCTCACCGTCCAGGTTATTCACCGTGGTATCGACGTTCGCCATGTTCACGCTGCGCGTCGTGGGCTTCTTCGTTACTTTCGCCAGTACTCGGTGGCGTTTGGCGAGGATGGCGGCGATATGGCCGCTCGCCACGTAGGAGCCACCGTACTTGTAGCCGGTCCCGTTGTCAAGGTTGCTCACGTTCGCGTCGTCCGCCACGTCGTCGTCGAACTCGATCATCGTGTACTCGGGCTGGCGGATGTTCAGCTCCGGGAAGTGGGTGATATAGGCGGCATAGGTGTCCTCATCTAAGTATTTTGTCAGTCGTACGGTACCCACCAACGCGCAGGTGTCCGTGGAGTTGCCCTCCGCGTCCACGCCGCCCGTGTTTACAAACCTGTTCAGCCATGTGCCGTCGTCCTCCCGGTCGATGCCGGTGACGCGGAGCCTGTCGATGTTGGCGCAGCGGTTCAGTATAGTCTCCCAGTTCAGGCCGGGGCAGGTGTCGAAGATAAGCGTCCGGACATTGCTCCATGTTTCCAGGGTGAGGTTCGCCGCGGTCAGTTTGGGAAGGTACTCCAGACGCAGGGTGGTAAGCGTACCGGGAAGGTAGGCTTTCGCTACGGGCGCGCCCTTGGCGAAGGTCACGCTCTGCACCTTCGTACCTCTCGCGTCCAGTTCCTCCAGTTTCGTCTGCTCCGTCAGGTCAAGTGCCGTGCTCGTGCTGCCGCCGGTCTTCGCCTGCGCCTGGTTCCGTACGTTCAGTTTCCGGAGCTGGCGGCAGCTGCCTATTGACAGCCACCAGCCGGTGGAGCCGGTGGTGGCGGACTGCAGGTTCAGCTCGCGCAGCACGGTGCATTTGCCCAGATCCAGGGCGTTCTTCAGGTGGTCGGCCGCACCGGTCATGTCGAGTACCCTCATGCGGCTCGCGCCATACACGCGCAGCGGGTCGTTCACCGTGTACGCCCCGGTGATGGAGAGCGTGGCGGTGTCACCCTCGTCCACGATGCCGGTACCCGCGATGTTCGGGCTGTTGTTCGTGCCGTAGCCGAAGGCGTAGGGCTCACCCGCAGTAATCTTCAGGGTGTCCGCCGTGTCATCGGAGGAGCGTGAGAGGTACAGGTCGATGTTGTCACTCGTGAAGTTGCTCGTGCCGTACTTCGCGTCCAGCAGCGCGAAACGGTTCTTGATGAAGTACTCCCGGTGCGAACGGTTGCTGCCCTGCAGGGCGTAGATGAAGGGCCATACCTTGCCGTACATCTCCTGCACGGCAGGGGCGATGTATTTCAGGTAGCCGGACTTGTTGAAAGCCCTGTCCGACCAGTTGCCGCTCTGCTCGTCGTTCAGCATGGACAATACACGCTCGTTCGTCATCACGGCGCGGAAGCTGGCGGCACACCGCTTCAGGTCGTCCTGAAGGTTGGCAAGCACCAGGTTCCACAGCCACGAGTCGTGGCCCTCGAAGGCGTACTTGCTGGCCTCCGCGTCGTAAGTATCCCGGTCGGTGGTGTACGTGTACACGAGGAAGCAGTCGTTTCGCTTGCCGAGCTGCGTGTCACCGTCGTAGTACGTGATGTACCATTTAAGCCCGTCCCACGTGCGCAGCATCATGTTCTTCGCCCGCTGGTCCACGCTAAGGAAGTAGTCGGTGAAGAGGTAGTAGGTCAGAAGGTAGTCACGGTCGAAATAGCTGTCTATCTCGTCCTTGAACTTCCCGCTCACGAAGGTGGAGAGGTCATTCGCGGTGGCACCGGAGGGGACGCACGCACGTATCCACCCGTACAGGCGTTTCAGGGCGGTCTGCCCGGCCGTGGAAAGGCCGCTCCACGTGATGTCGCCGTCGCTCTGCGCCTTGCCGGACGTGTCGATGCCGTAGTTGATCTCCGCACCGGCGTCGAAGTCGGCCTCCATCTGCGTGTCGCTCGTGGTGGCGAAAAGGCATATAGGCGAGGTGTTGTTCAGCATCTCCAGGGTGACGGGGCACGCCGGGGTGTAGCCGTCCACGCCCTCCATGCCGAACACAGCACCGCTCTTGCTCTTCTCGTTGTTGAAGTTGTACTGCCCGTAGTAGCTGTTCTCGCCGTCAGCGGTCTCCGCGCAGAAGATGTCGATCGGAAGGCCGTCGATGGCACTGCGGATATTGATGCCTGCGAGGCTGTTTCCGGCCTGCTCGTACTGGTACCGCTGCGGAGGGGTCAGAAGCCCCAGCTCCTTCATCACGTCGTTGAACAGCTTGGCCCCGCCGGTGTTCAGGGACATGGAGGAGTCGGAATAGTCGCTCTTGCAGCAGAACAGGTTCACGGGCACCGCCCCGGGGCGCATCGTGTACTTGTTCCCCGCGCTGACATGCTGACCGCTCATCGAAAGAAGCTCGCTCCCCTTGGCACAGTAGATGCGGAGGTTCTTGCTCGGGTATTTCGTCGAGCTCGTTCCCTGGATACGGATGTAGCAGCTGGTGAGGATGAAGTCGTATTCCCTTCCGAGGGGCGAGTAATAATAGATGTCGGCCAGGAAGTCGGTCTTCTTGTTGTTCTCGGCATACACGTCATCCAGCTTGTTCTGACGCACGATGCGCAGCACGCCCTTCCCCCGCGCGAGCAGCTTGTCCAGGTCGACATCGCCCGTGTCCCCGAGGATGTCGTTCTCCTCGTACAGCGCCATCATGGTGTCCGTGCCGTCGGCATCCACCATCGCGTTCTCCAGTTCCTCGTCGTCATTGAGCGCGCGGTTATAGACGCGGATGCTGCGTATCTCTACGTCGGCACCTGTGCTGTCGAGGGTGATTTCCTGCGGGGTGTCCTGCTGGAAGTTGAACGCGGAGTCATAGAGGTCCGCGCCGGTACGGTTGCCGTTGACGTAGAGCTGCATCAGCCGGTTCTCCGCTGTCGTGCCGATCATCAGGGCGACCTTCATCTCCTCACCGTCGGCGTAGTTCGTGGCAAGTTTTACCTCGCGCGTCACCTGCTCGTCGTCCTCGTTGGTGTAGGTCACGGTCTGCCCCGTGCGGAAGCCCGCCTCCTGTGTGGTGACAAGAAGTCCCTTGCCGCTGTTGATGCAACTCACAACGGCGGCCGAGCGGTCGGTGACATTGCTCACCTTCATGGTAATCTCTATCGTCAGCCCGGTGGATTTCACGTCGGTGGCGAAGGGCTTGTACCCGATGGTGGCCTTCGCCCCGTTCACGAGCTTCAGCGCGTTTCCCGTCCAGCCGCTGCTGCTCCAGTCCACGTTCTCGAACGTGGTACTCACGCCGCCGGCTTCCCATACGGCCGGGTCGCTCTCCCCGTTGCTGCGACCGGCAGCGTCCAGTTTGAACAGCAGCCCGTAGCTTGCCTCGGCGATGTCCACGCCGCTTTCGGTAACGTCGATGTCCAGGGTGTAGGTGGTCGCGCCGAGCTTCAGCTGTATTGTCTGTGTCCCCTTCTCGGTGAAGCGGTTGCCGTACGTCTGCACGCTTCTCGGCACGCTGACGCTGCGAGAGAGGCTGCCGTTACGCCAGATCTCCACCGTGGCCGGAACGGTGGCCGGGTCGTAAGCCACGAAGCTGAAGGAGCACTGCTCGTACTGTCCCACCTCGATGGTCGGGACGGTGTGGCCGGTTCCGGTGAGGATGCGCCCGTCGGCGTGGGTGATCTTTGTGCCGATGAACGGCGCACTGCTGCCCCTTTTAAGGATATCCATATACACGCTCTCGCTTTTCAGCGTCAGCCCGTCGGTCTCCATCTCGGCGACCATCTGCACGGTATGCCGGCCGACCGACAGTCCGGACATGTCCAGGCTGAACGTGCCGTTGGTGGTGCCGCTACGCGTCACGGAGTGGGCTTCCTTTTGCGCCCCGTCCACGTAGAGGGTCACGGTCTTCGTCCCGGTGCCGGTCACGGCGTAGGGGATCGTGGCGGTGTCGTCAGCGCCAAGGCCGCCCTGCGCGAGGCCGCTGGCGATATTGTAGGAACTCGACAGGCTCAGGGTGACGGACTTCACGCTGACGTAGGCCTGCTTCTTCTGCGTCTTGCCGGTGGACGGGTCGGTGGCGGTGGCCACGACGTAGATGTCGCTCGTGCCCAGCAGCAGGTACTTGGTCAGGTCGAGGGTGTACGTGCCCTTGCTTGCCTCCTGTATCGTCTCGCTGTAGGTGGTGGTGGCGCCGCGCTTCACCGTGATCTGCACCGTGGCCTTCTGCCCGGTGCTCTCGCCTTTCTCGTCGCCGGCGGTGTACTGGTGGTCGTAGCTCCACGTGAGTTTCACGCTGCCGCCCTCCTTGACGGTCGCGTTGTCCACCGACGCGCCCAGGACGATCCGTGTGGTGGAGGTGTCACCGCCACCGCTTCCGCCGCCTGCCGGGAGATCGACGGCCACCACCTCCGCGCCGCTCTTGTTGGTCAGCGTCAGACGCACGCTGCTCTCGTCGTCGCTAAGCTCGGCGTCCGCGCCGAAGATGGTGTTAGCCCCCAGTTCGGACAGTTTCGCCGCCACCGCCGCGTTCTGCACGGGGTTGGTGCTGTCCGCGTTCAGGCTCCCGTCCACCTCCACCTTCTCGATGGTCAGGCTCACGTTACCCTCCGCATCGGGATTCTGTTTTTCACCGTTCACCGTCAGGCTCTTCACCGTGCCCGCGCCGCCGAAGTCCTCCCACGCGCCCGTGCTTTCCCACGCCGTCAGGCTCGTGCCCGTGAACTGCTTCGTCTCCCATTTGCCCTGCGATACCTCGTAGGTGATGCAGCGGCCCTTGTAACGGTATTTCCCGTCCACCGCCACGATGGCCGTCGCCAAGGTGTAGTAACCGCTTTGCAGCGGGACCTCCTCCGTCACGTTGTACGTGTTGCCACCGCTGCCCGTGCCACCGGGAATGTCCACCGAGGCAATCTCCGTACCAGTCTTACCAAGCAGGGTGAGTTTTACCGTATCGTTCTCCTCGTCCGGAACGGCCGTCATGCCGCCCACCAGGCTGCCTTCCACCGCGTCGGCGGCATCCTTTGCCTTTGTGGCGGCTTCATTGGCAGCAGCGGCAGCGGCCTGTGCCACGCCGGCCTTCTCGTTCGCCGCGGCCGCAGCGCTGCCAGCGGCACTCGTGGCTTCCGCGGCATTGGTTGCCGCATTGTTCGCCTTCGTGGCGGCGGCGTTGGCTGTGGCCGCGGCATCCGTGGCGGGTTTGCCCAGCAGGGTAAGCGGGGCGCTCACCAGCTCGGTACCACGCAACGCCGGGAGGCTCTTGATGTTGTCCAGCGAGGTGACCTCGGTCAGCTCGTTCACGCCCTGGCTCTCCGCCTTGATCGCGTTCAGGATGTCGTTCTTAAGTTCCGTTTTCTCCGATTCTGTAAGTGCCATAAGTTATTCCTCCTTTTTTTATTGTTGTCAGTCATTGTAATAATGGTATGAAAGCGCGCTGAAGCCAAGGATGCACCAGCCGCACTTGTTCAGGCTGTAAACGATGGCGGGCTCCTCCCAGTCCTCGCCCGTATAGAGCAGGAGGAAGCGGTTCACGGAGGTGACGTACAGCCAGTTCCTCTCCGGGTTCTCTGGGGCGGAAGAAAGCTCTCCCTTCCACGTGATGCGGAGATCATCGGAAGCGCCGCCGTAAACGGGGAACTCCACCCACGCGCCGTACCAGTAAAGGTAGTTGTGGTTCCTCTTCGTGTCGTAGTAAAGCCATCCGCTCGAGGGGGAAGCGGGGGGACCGGCCGACGCCCCACGCCACGAAATCAGGTCCGCAAGGATTCTCCCGTTCAGCTCGGGGGTACCGACCAGCTCGATGATCCCGCTGATCCATTCGATCTTGTAGGGGTCGGAATAGGAAAGCAGCGAATCACTGCTGAGGTTCACGTTGGAACCGCGGAGCAGCGTGCCGTCGTCCACACGGACGGAGCTGTAACGGATAGAGCCCACCGTACGCGTATAGGGAGGGTGGCAGCCGTTGTAAAGGGTCACGCGCGAACCGATATAACGCACGTCGTTCGGAAGGATGATGTCCGCGCCGTTCGACGAACCGGCCATGTCCACCTTCAGGCTCAGCTCGCGGCCGATCAGGTAGCCGGACTCGCCGCGGCCCGAGCAGGAGGTCAGGACGGCGTCGCTCGACTCCACAAGGTGGAAGTTCGTACGGATATGCCCGGAGAACGTGCCCGCGTTCGCCTCGATGCTCCCGTCCTCCAGGATCTTGAAATTATCGTTGGCCGTCACGAGGCCCTCCAGCTTGACACGGTCCCCGGTCAGCTTCACCACGCTGATCCTGTTACCGTCAGCGTCCGTCTCGTCCACACTCACGCCGATAAGCGCCAGTTTCCCGTCTGCGTCCTGGGCGTAGATGCCCGCGCCCTCCGGCTTCACCACAAGGCCCGTCTCTTCCAGCATGTTCTCGTCACGGTCAAAGACGGCGGCCGTTATCTTCACCAGACGCTCCGACTGCTCGAAAAGCGTCCGGTAGCGGTGCGCGAGGCTCTCCACCTTGTCAGTGGAAAGAACCAGCATGTACAGGTAGATGTCGCCGGTAAAGGACAGCTTGAAATCACCGGTACCGTTCCAGAGGCCACTGCACGTGTACTGTACATAGCCGTCCGTGACATCCAGTTCCTCCTCCACCTCCAGGCTGTTGAAATTGGCAAAACCGGTCTTGTCAACATCCACGAACTGGACTCTCAGAGTCCCTTTGGTTGCGCAGCGGTAAAAGAAGGAAAGGTACACCGGCACGGACTCCTTCTCCCCGTCACCGTTCACCGGCATGGAGGGGATGCTTTTCAGGTTCGCGCGTTTCTGGAGGATATACTTGTTACGGATGCGCACCACCGTCCGCCCGTCATCCACCGTCACGCTCGCCCCGTCTCCCTTCCTGGCCAGCACGTTGTTGTTCGCCCAGATCCAACGGTTACCGGCAAGGAAGAACACCGTCTCGTTCTCCGTGTTCCATTTCTCCAGGCCGTCGTCAAAGGCGGGGTTGTTCAGGTAGCCCTTCTCCGTGGCGAAGTCGTTCCGAAGGGCGGTCACCGCGCTGGTGATGCGTCCCTCCACGATCTCGAACTTGGTCTTGATATCCTCGCCGGTCACTAAGAGGAACGTGCCGCGCAGGTAGGCATTGTCGCTGTAAAGGCCGTTGCCGTGCGGCTGGTTGTCGGCCGGGAACCAGTCATCGCTGATGCTGTCCAGGTTGCCCAGGCGCGCACGCAGGCAGCCCGAAAAGTTCTTCGCCTTCACCCCGTCCATCACGTCCACGCGGGGCTGCCCGTCCTCGGTGGCGGAGATCAGGATCAGGTTCTGCCGCAAAGGGTTCTCCGTGTTGCCCATCAGCACGCACTCGTCGCCCGCCTCCGGAAGGGAAGCACCGAACTCCCCTTCAGGCACGAGGATGGAGTCACCCTCCACACCGGCCACCTCCACCCAGTAGCCTTTCAGGTTTCCGCCGGTAAAGGTCTGGCAGCGCATCAGGTCATGGGCAGCGAACGTGTTATCCTGCTCGAAAGTGATCTTCCAGTATCCGTCTTCCAGTACGGCGGTCTTTATCTTACCATTGGCGGCGCTCACACAAAGCTGGCCGCCCACGCTGCGCACCTTCTCGATAAGCAGCTCCAATACTACCATGACCTGGCGTACCGTCAGCTTGTCGATGGTCAGATGGGACAAAGCGTCCTCCATCCAGAGCCGCCACCCCTCACCGAAAAGACCGTCCACGAATTTCGGACTGCGAAGAAGCTCACGCACGACAAGGGTCAGCAGCCCGGCATTGCCCTTGTCATCAATACCCGCATTATCCTCCTGTCCGAAAGAGGCTCCCGCTTCGAAGGTGATCTTCCCCTTTGCACGGTCATTCTTTTTTTTGCTGATGTGTTCCGCCTGACTTCTCCGCGCGGAAAAAAGATTGTTGTCCGTAGGCAGTGTCTTGTCCCAGCTACGGATAATGTCAGGAAGCGCGGCACCCTCCGCCTTTGACTTCGTATAGTTTTTCAGTTCCCCGATACTGTCATTCACCCGTTCAAACGCACCACTATGCAGGGCATCGCTGATCTCGATGTCCATCTCCCCGGGTTGGTTCACCTTCCGGGTAATTTTCGTGATGCGGCTGCTGCGATAACCGGTTTCGGGGAAATACTCCTCGCTTTCAAGTCTCACACGGCGGCCTACGGACAGGGAAACACCGTTCTCCTCAATCCACACATGGTCGGTCGGGGCCTTGTAAACGGCAAGATCCTGCCAGCATTCGGTATTGAACTGTTCCACCGCCGTAAGAAACTCCTCCTCGGCAAGCGGGTAATATTCGTCCGGCATACGGATATTCCAGAGAGTATAACGGTCACCGGATTTCGGAATAAGTTTGCCGCCGGGGAGTTGCGTGTCATCATCATAGGGCCATATCGTAATAATCTCGAACTCACGGGTGGCACTGTTGAAATTCACCTCGAAATAGTGGTCCTCACCCTGCCCCAGTCCGGAAAGGTCACCGTCCTGGAACGATACACGTTTGGTCTCGTCGGGCAGCTCGTAATCGTTCGGATCGAAGTTCAGGCTGTCGTCCCTGAAATAATAGACCGTGAAAGGGTTGCCGTCGTCATCTTTCACATCTTCGCTGCGCACACTGCTGACAGCCCCGATCCTGCGGGGATAAATGCCGCTGAAGGCGTCTTGCTCGTAACGGTCATAGATGCCGTACTCCTCCGTATGTATCTCGACATATTGCCTGCCCCCCGGAAGCATCAGGCGGCTATGCCCGTATTTTGACGGATCTATGTTCCGCGTGCTGCCTACCGGGAACAACCGGGTATAAAAATTGTCGGTACCCGTCGTGTCGCGTTCGATTCCGGTCAGTCCCTTCCCGTAGCCCAGCGTTATTTCCTCGCCATGCTCACACCGGCACACGTTCACGGTCTGGCCTTCCACCCACCATTCAGCCTGCCCGCCGACCGCTTCGGCTATCTCTTTCAGGGCTTCGTTGCAGTACTTCCCCTCGTAATCGATGACGATAAGGTCCGTACCGTCCACCCGCCCCACTTTCCAGTCGGTGGTGTGGTTCATTCCGTCATTGATACACTTCACGATCATGGCCACGTGTTCACGCGGAGTCGCTGTCAGCGTAAACACAGGCTCGGTGTTCCCGTCGGTGGTCTCCAGCACAAGAAAACGTCTCACCAGGCTCTCGATACCGTAAAACTTCAAATCATATACCCACTCCTGGCCGCTCTTCTGCTTCGGGGTGTACCGTTCGGTCAGCCAGTAGCGCTCACCCTCAAAGTCCACCCGGTCATTCACGTCCAGGGCGATATATTCGTAATGCGTGAAAGAGAGTGTCAGGACATTGTCACCCTGCACCTCCTTCACCTGGGTGGAGCTGTCGCCCGCCTCGATATCGGTCCGTCTGTTGCCGTTGCTGTCATAGATGGTCAGCATGTCTGTATCTTGTTTAAACGTCGTTTGAATAGGGTTTGAATCACATTTATATGACCGGGACAGGTTCCCGGAACTTCACCTTGAACTTGCCGGCGTGCACGCCTTCCTTCCAGAGATAGGTCAGAGGCTGGAACTTGCTGCAATCCGTATATTTCACACGGAGAGTCAGGGCAAGTTGGGGAAAGGAAATCTCAAGCCACCCGTCACGGCCTTTCTTCAGGAAATTGATGAACTCGAAATACTTCTTCAGCCAGCCGGCCTGCGTTTTGCCAAACAGGGCGAAATGAAGCGTCACGTCACGGGCCTCGTTCCTGGGCGTCAGCACGGAGGAATATTTCTCCCCGTCCTCCTCCCGGATATTCACAGCCGTGTCCGTTTTCGTCTTGCTCGGGGTCAGGATAGCGGTCAGGTTATCCATCCCGCCGCGCTTGTCCTCAACGAGGAACACCCCGTATGTACTCCAGATGTCGGTACCGTTGACAAGTACCAGACCGCCTAATATCTTTTCCATATCATTTGCATTTTACTCCGTCACGATTGATTTTACGAATCTCTTCCTCTATTTTGCCAAGGTGCGACGCGCTCGTGCCGGTGTTCTCCTCGATACGGGCAAGATGCCCCTCGGCGGTGTTCATCTTGTCGATGACGCTCTCCATCTTCTCATCGATGCTCGACCAGTGTTGCAACCCGCTGGTGAACATGCCGTCCAGTTTTGTACCCTGGTCCTGTGTCATGGCTGAAAAACCGCCGGTTTTGGCGCTCTGGCTCGTACCGCCCGAGTTATCGTACCCGGTGGCCGCGGCAAGATTGTCACGAAGAGCGACGGCTTCCTCGACATACTTCATGTACTCGTCCTGGAGGGCCTTACGCTCGGCTTCTGTAAGGTCATTGTCTTCCATCGCCTTGCCGAATTTCTCCCACCAGCCTTTCAGCTTGTCGGAATACAGCTCACCGATCTTGTTTGACAGCATCGCACGCATGAAATACTCGGATATGTCCTCCGCCGCGGCTGCGGCATCATACTTCATATCCATCAGGTTATCCACGAAACTGCTGTACATGCTGTCGAAGGAAATACCGGTGAGACCTTCATACAGCTGGTCGGTAAGTTCCTCCAGCTTGCCCGCCTGGTCGATATAGTCATCCAGCTTCTCGGTCAGACGACCTCCATATCCGCCCTTGCCGGTATCCTGGATCTGCGTCCACATGTCCACGTTACTGCGCAACTTCTTCATCTCCTCCGGACTTAGGTTCCAGATGTCACCGTTCCAGCTACGCCCGATCTGACCGCTCAAACGGTCAATCTGTTCCTGTGAGAAACCGCCCCAGTAATAATTCCAGCTGTGATGCGAACCGTGATAGCCGGCCTGCGACATGGCCATGTCCAGATAGTTCGAGTTCGTCTCCTGCTGGAGCCTGTAGGCATCCCGGTAGGCGGCCACGGACTTTGTACCCTTGCTCGCCTTGATCTCCTCCGTCAGGTCCTCGATAGCCGTCTGCAAGGTCTCGTTGCGCTCGGTCAGCCGGTCGATGGTTTCCTGTACCTCTTTGGCATTGCTTGAAGTCGTCCAGGAGGAAAATCCGCCCCAGGTCAATGCGTCGAATATCTTGCCCACACCGGAAAGCAGCGATTTTCCGATAGTCACAAAAAGATCACCGGAAAGCACATCGTCAAGAATACCGCTCACGGCATTGAACACCGCGTCGAGCAGGCCACCGATGACCACACTCAAACCATCCTTGAAAAGGTCTATAATACTTACAATCCAGCCGACAACAGGCACATCCTCAAGTGTTTCGGAAACCTTTCCGAAAGCCTCGCCCAGTTTGCCGTCCACTTCCTTGGCACCTTTGCCGAGTGTGATCAGGCCATTATACGCCCCGCTGATACTGCCGGAGGCAATCTGCTGCAATCCGTCCCTCACATTCTCCATACTGGCCTTCAGACCGGAGGCAGTATTCGAGAGGGACTGCCGGGCACTGTCAGCCGTTTCCTGCAAGGCGTTTATATTCTCACTCGCGGCATCGGCATTAGCCTGCGCCGTTTCCAGGGCTTGCCGGGCGGACTCCTTCTCCTGTTCGGTTCCGGACTGTTGCGCCTCAATGTATGATTTCTGGGCGGCAATGAGTGCCGTATAGGTGTCCGCATACACCGCCTGTGCCTCCTTCAGGTCTGAAAGGGCTTTCTGGTAGGCAGTAACCTCGGCACCCAGTTTCTTGAAACTGACCTTGCCGGAACCGCCCAAAGCCCTCTCCATCTGCTGGACGGCAGAGACAAGCGCGTCCTGGCTGGCATGGTCGGCATTTCGGAACTCGTCAGTGAGCATGTATTTTCTGGCATCCGCCAATACAGGCTTTATCATATCGGAAAACATCCCGCCGAATTCACCGAAGACAGTACCCCAGTCAATACGGGCTTTCAGTTCCTGCACTTCGATGCCGGCAAGTTTGCTGTCACGTTCAACACCGAGAGAGAGCTTCTCGCTGCCGGATGTCGTCTTTTGTATCTTTTCCGCATATTCGGTCGCGATGGCGAGTTTCTGCTGCTGGAAGGTGCCGTAGGCCTGCAAATATTCCTGCATCACTCCGAACTCTTCCCGATAAGCTTCCGCTATTTTTTTCTGTCGGCCGGACTCGTTCAGCTCACGGGCCTTGTCTATTTCGGACTGCTGATCTTCCGACAGCGAACCGGACTGCCCCGCTTTCGCGTTGTCACGTTTCCAACCGGCTTCCTGCCTGGCTATTTCATCCTTGCGTGCCTGGTATTCATTGTCTATCTGGCGCAGCTTCTTCTCCAGCCCCTCGGTCATCATCTCAATCTCCGCCTCGTCATTCTTCCTTTGCAGCCCGGCGAGTTCCTGGCCCAGCTTTTCAGAAACCTGTTTGCGGCGTTGGGCTTCTTTCTCCGCCTTGTCCGCCTTCTTCCGTTCGGCCTCGGAATCCTTATCCTCACCGGGCTTGACCTTGTCGTACTCCTTTTTGGCAGTATCGACGGCATCCTTCAGTTCTTTCGCCTTCTTCTCAAACTCCTCACGGGAAAGGCTGTTGGACGTTTCCTGAAGAAAGGCGTTATAAGCCTTGAGCGCATCCTGGTATTTCTCTTTTGCCGCAGCCACCCAGTCAATGCTTGAATCCGTGGGCAGGTTACGCCGGTTTTGTTCCGAAACCAGTTTGTTCAGCTGATACTTCAGTTCGTCACGGGAATAAGTTCCGGTAAGATTTTCGTCACCCTGCGTAATCTTTCCGTATTCCTTCTCCTGGACAGACATCCGGGCAAGCAGGGTTCTACGCTGCTTTATCTGCTGTGCAAGGGTCTCGTTACTCACACCGGTCAGGTTTTCGAAATAGGCATTTACCTCGTCCTTGCGGATTTGTCCGTTCAGGCTCTTGCGTTTTCCGTACAGATTCTGAAGCTCTGCCTCCTCATCCCTTGAACGTGCGGATTTCCGGACATATCGGGCTCTTTGCCGCCCGTAGCTGTCCTGGTAATATTCGGTTGCCAACCGGGTCTTGCCTTCAAGTTCTTTTATCCTGTCATCCACACGTTTCAATTCATTGGCGGGATTGGATATGGACTCACCGGCTTCCAATCGGGCTATCTCTTCCTTGATTTTCTTGATATTCTTCAGTTTCTCATACTCGGTGTCGTATTTGGAGAATATATCCGGATATTTCTGTTCCAGCTTGTTTAGCGCCTCACGCCGGGCATCCGTGGACACGGCTTCATCCCCGGCAATGGAACACAGTTCCTCTATTTTGCGCCTGTGCTCTTCCTCGGCCTCTATGGTTTTCTGCTTCTGCTGCTGATACCTTTCCTCGGATTCCTGCAAACGTTCGGTTTCCGTCTTCATGGAGATCAGTGCCACGGCAACACCGGCAAGCAGGGTCGCAACCAGCACATAGGGATTGGAAAGCATGGTCCGGTTGAGCATTTTCTGCGCTTTCTCAACCAGCAGGAGCCAGTTGTAATGCAACGCCTCCGCAGCCACCGCCCAGCCTTTCACGGCCGTGACTGTCATGACGGCAGTCCGGTACACACCATACGTGCCGACAAGCCCGAGCAGGATACGACCGAAACGTTCGTAATGCTCCACCATGTAGGAAACACCGGAAAGCGTGGTGTTGATGACACCTTCCGACTGCTGCCCGATTTCATTGAACATCATTGAAACGGCATCCTCTATATTGGAGATCTGTCCGGTTATCGTTTTGGATTGTGCCTCCATCAGACCACCGAATTTTCCGCCCTCGTCCGTCAGGCTCTCTATGACCTTCTGCACTTCGGGAAAACCGACCTTGCCTTCCTCCACAAGCTCCTTCACCTTGCTTTCAGCCACGCCGAACTGCTTGGCCAGTTCGGCGATCATAGGGATGCCCCGGCCGGTGAACTGGTTCAGGTCCTGTGTATAAAGCCGTCCCTGGGACATGGTGGTGCCGTAAAGATAGACCAGATCGTTCAAAGGGATGGAAAGTCCGGCAGCGATGTCACCCAAGCGGATCAGCGTCTCGTTCACTTTCTCCGCTCCAAACCCGTAGGCAAGAAGCTGCTTGGCACCCTGCGCGACATCCTCCAGGCCGAAAGGAGTGGTCGCGGCCGTATGTACCAACTGCTGCATCAGGGTGTCGGCCTTCTCCGCACTGCCGAGCATGGTCTGAAACGACACCTCCAGCTGCTGGAACTCGCCGCGTACCTTGGTGATGTTCGACACCAACTCCTTGATAGTAAAGGCGGCCGCCAGCTTGCCGACGGTGTTGTTCAACAGGGAACCGCTCCTGTCAAGTTCCCGGATCTGTCTGTTGGCGGACGATGCCTGCTGGGACATCCGCTCGATCTTGCCCACGGCCTTGTCAAGACGGGCGCTCAAATGGTCCACCATAAGGAATTCTATTTGTACCGGTTTCATCTATTTTAGCTTGCTTTGAAAAAATCCTACTATTCCATCCGCTTCATCCTCGGCGCTCCGCTCATCCGCAGGACCGGAAGATCCGGACTTGTCACGGACATACCGGGGAGCGTCACTAAGCATCATGATCAGGGTCTGGTAATTCACCTTGTTCAGTATATAGTCCACGCTCCAGCCGGTGGCACTGGCAATCTGCCACACAAAACCGAAAGGGCTATGGGAGCCTTCATAACGGCTCTTTAACTCCCCTTCTTTCTTTGGCTCAGTCTCAAGCTCATCGGATTCGTCCGCTCGGCTGATCTGATAATAGGTATAAAAGGGTCGGTACCCATCAGGCTGACAAAACGCTTGATCGCACCCACCAGATAACGCTGTTCCATGAAGTTCCTTATGAGCCATGCCACCGGGCGCAAAAGCACGCGGCGGCTGAAAGGGCCACGACAAAGGGTATAGGCCACCATACGGCTCACCGCCTTGCCGTGAGAGGCCAGAAACTGCATTTCCTCCTCCTTGCTGAACCCCCACATCTCCTCACTGGTGATCCCCATCGACAAATATGTCCGGGCAAAAAGAATCTGACCGGACATATAAGGTCGCCTCATGGTCACGCGCAGCTCCAGCGGGGATTTCCTGAAAGGGATATGAAACGCTTTCAGCGGGACGCTCACACCGATATCCAGCAGCGCGTCCGCACCCTCACGCTGGATCTGCTTGATGACAGCTTCGTCCATACGCTACTCCTCGGCCAGGTTAGTGGAAGCAGCAGCGGCAGATTCAGCAGGAGGCAGTTTATACTGTTTCCACTCTTCCGGGATAGAATCCGTATTGAATACGCCATGGGGCTGGGAGCCGTCTTCCGGCATGGCCACTTCCAGCGTGCATTCGATTTTCGCCGTTTCTGTCAGGGTCAGCTTGCCGCCGAGATTGGAAAGTAGCGTGCCATTGGGAATCAGGATGCTCTGCCCCGAAACAAGGGCTATTTCCCACGGACCGGTCAGCAACACGGCTGCCGTCGGGGCCGTCCAACCAATCGGGGTTTTCTTTTCCGAGTCCTCTTCCTTGTAGTGCATGGTACCACCCAGCAAGCTATGCAGGTTTTCGTAGTTCAGCTGGATAACGTTGAACGTGGGGGCGATGCTGCCATTCGACTGGGGAATGATAAGCACCGGGGTTCCCGGCACCTGCTCCGCCTCGATTTTGGCGGATTCGGGTTTCTGCCCGCCCATGTCAAACGAATTCTTCTCTATGTAACCCACCACAAAGTCCTTGTATTTCACGGCACCGACGCCGTACATGAAATTCTTATTCATTGTTTCTTGATTTTGAAAGTTAATACTATGCCGGCAACACATCCGGTTATAAAAGCGGCCAGCGCTATTTTAACGGGACTAAAGCGACGTTCAAATTCCGTTTCAACTGTGAATGAGTCCTCATGTGTCTCATTACGGATACGGGTCAGTTCCTCCTCATAACACAGTACCAGCCGCTGGAGGCTGTCGCAGGATGCCTCCGCTATGATATTGCCGGCCGCATCGCTCTTCACCGTCAGGCCCGCCTGCCCGTTCCTGGAATGGTAGGACGAACCGGAGGGAAGTTTACGGAGGCTGTCCGGAGGGATCGTCAGGCTCACCGCCGATTTCGGAATCCCCGCCATCAACAACCCCCGCCTCACGTTTGACACGTTGTCGGCGCTTGACGACAGGCTGCTGTTCCGGTTCACCTCCGTCCTGCTCTTTCGAGTACTCGCGCATCCCGTAAAGAACAGGACAATCATCATGATGCCTGCAACTGTTGGCAGTATCAATGGCTTTCCGGAGGCGTGCCATTTCACGCCGGGTCGCCTGCAAAGCTTTCCTGTTTTCATTCAGTTCCTCTTTTAAGGGTTCTACAATATTCTCGATCAGGATACGGGTGGCATGTTCGGTATTGTCAATCCGTACCGTCTCGGCTTCGGCGGTAGCCTTCTCCGCTTTCGCCCTCGCTTCCCTGACCGTTGATTTCAGGGTGATGATGGCTATTATCGTGGCTACCAGACCACCGCCCAGCACCAGATTCATGACAGCACTGAAGTCCATACGCACACTGGTCTTTCAGGTCAAAGCCTATTTACCGGCATCCTTACCCGCAAACAGTCCGATGAGCCACTGGACAAATCCCGTATCGGCAACACCATTGGACACAAGGGACGCACCGAACCCGTAACACAACGCGATATACCACGTGGCATCAGCGACAAAGCCCGCATCCAGCCACCATAAAAGCATGGCGGCCACAATGCCCACACACCAGCTGACAATCTGTGTCGCCAAGCCCTGCATTTTTGGAAACAGAGCCTTGATCCCTTCCGTGAGCAACACCACGCCACCGACAAAACCGGCAAAGGTGGTGATCATCGCGCTATAATCGACTTCCGGTACTGTACCGGTCTGGGCAAAAGTTGCTGACACGAATCCGAGTATCAGCACAAAGAATAAAAGAAATCTTTTCATGTTGTTGTTGATTTATTGAGTTATACCTATTTGTTTAAGCCATCTCTGTACATCAAAACTGGGGCAGGCTTTGGCCGCCAGTTCATTGTGACCGACGATTCTCACATCGGGAAAACGACGATGGAAATCCTTCACGTACTTCTCAAGCGCCTTTTTCTGCCAGGAGGTACGGGTGTCCGCAGGCGTTTTACCATCCTTTGCACACCCGCCGGCATAGACGATATGGCGGCTCACGGAATTGTAACCGGCCACGCCGTTGGTCACTTCCCACGGGTCCACATTCGCGTCCTCGTTATTGTTCACCAGGCGTTCCACTCCGCCGTTCAGATGGAACAGGTCGGTATATCCGACCTGCTTCCAGCCGCGGCCGCCCTTTGAGACGGGGTTCGTATGCCAGGCGCGAATCTCCGCACCGCTTACCTCACGCCCTTCAGGAGTGGCCGTGCAATGGATGACAAGATACTTCAGCTTTCCCATCACTCACCGCCTTCCTCTTCATCAACGGCCGCCTGGGACAGTGCTATCTCCACCTTCTTCTCCGGATCGGCGTCCAGGCCCAGTACAAGTGTGCCGGATACCGCCTTGCCGCTACTGTTCACACCGGCGGTGACCGTCAGAGAGCCATCGGTACCGACTGCCGTGAAACCGGCAGGAATGGAAACCACGCTGTAATCACCGGAGGCAGTGACCTTCACCTCCTTGCTCTCACCGGCGGCCTTGAAAGAAAGAGCGGCCGGATCGGCAGAAATGCTGCGTTCCACTACCTTGAACACCGGAGTCTCACGGGTGTCAAGCACCACGAACTCCTCGCCGAAGGCGATTTCCGTGTCGGCCTTCATAAGCAGCTTGAAGAAGTACAGCTCGCTGGAGTTCATCCACTTGTCAATCTGGATCACCTCCTCATCGTCCTGGAGGTTCACACCGGCAAAAAGGTTGCCGTCAGCGCTCATCGAGCAGAGCGTGGCTACGATAAGGCCATCAGGCCAGGAATTCAGCGTCTCGATGGTGATACCCTTGTAACGCTTCTTGTTGATGTCCGTCTCGCTCGTGTTCTTGTACTCGCGTTCGGTCAGCTCGTCATCGTACTTGTCGAAGTCGTCAATACTCATCAGGATACGCAGGTTCGGATTCTCACGCAGGGCTTTTGGAATAGCCTTGCGGACAGCCTTCAACTTGCCGATCATGGAAGTATCGGAAGGAGCCGGAACCACGATCACATCCGGATCTTTAGCCGCCTGGGTCAGGATACCGTTGAAAAGGTGGTCGTCGTCCGAACCGAACTCGCCGTTCAGGTAATGCCAGCCCAGCTCGAACTTCACACTCTTGCTAAGTTCATCCAGAAGCGTGTTCTGCGCTTCGGGGGGAAGTTCGGCAAACACGAGGTTGCCCTTCGGCTGCCACTTGCGCCAAACATGCTCGAAGGCACGGGGATTGAAAGTCGTGAACGCCATGAAGTCCTCCGGATCCAGTGATTTCTCCGAGTAATTGAAATTGCCTTTCGAGTCTTCCAAAGTCGGGTTCTCCTTACGCTTCTGGAGCATCTTGCCCGTCTTGATACGCGGCAGGCTGATTTTTTTCTCCACACCGGGGATCACCATGATCAGACCTTTTTCTACAAGGTCATTCCCGGTGGTGGCCAGGACCAGTATTTTCTCCAGTACCTCGCCGTTGTAATTCGTGTTTCTTACTACTATTGCCATGGCAAATGTTTTTATTTATGGTTCAACTTGTCCTTAATCTCGCTCATGCGCTTGTTCCAGGGGCTTTCACCCGTCGGATTCACACGAAGGTCGGTCATGACACTACGTTTGGGGGAAAGCTTCTCCAATGCCTTTTCCCCGTTCTCCCGGTCTTTTGCCAGAAGGTTCTCATAGATGGGGCGGGTGGCGGCATCGATACGGCCGTCCTGTTCCGCATCATCAAGCAGTTTCTTACGCGCGGCAGCGTCATCCGCATCCGCCTTGTCCTGGAACACCTTCAGTTCGCCCTTCAGGCGGGTGACCTCGGCATCAAGGGCCGGGACTTTGCCAGCCTCCGTTTCCAGCAGTCCGATTTCACGCAGGAAATCGTCATCCGTCGCACAGTTCTTGAACCGCGGACGTCTCTTGAGTTCGTCTAAATTCATGCTATTCTCGTTTTGTGGCTTGTGCAGCCGGTTATTGAATATTTGAAATACTTGTTCGGGGGTACTGTCCTCCGGTACCGGGTCAGCGTCATAAATACCGTCGATAAGCCCCAGCGCCAGCGCCTCGTCGGCACGCAGCCAGTGATCCTTGCCGTCAAAATACATCGCGCGGATTTCCTCCTTGTCCTTGCCCATACGGGTGGCATACATCTCGCAAAGGGTATCCTCAAGCGCCTCGATCTCACGGATGCAGTCCTTCATCTCATCCTTGTTGCCGTAACAGCCGCCCTGGACACTGTGAAGCATCAGACGGGCATAACGGCTCATCTGCACGGGCTTGCCGCAAAGGGCGATGACGGAGGCCATGCTGGCGGCGATGCCGTCCACGTAGATGGTAATGTCGGCCTTGCTGTTCTTCAAGGCATTGAAAATGGCGATGCCCGAATAAACCTCGCCGCCGTTGCTGTTGATACGCACGTCCACCTTCCCGGTCAGGGCTTCCGCTTCCAGAAGTTCACGGGCAATATCACCGCTGCGCACGTTATCATCGTACTCACCGATGTCACCGTAAAGAAGGATGCAACAGGCATCGGTTCCGGGTATCATATTGAAAAATCTACTCATGTCACTATCGTTTTGGCAGGTCCTTCCCTGCAAAGTTTACGGTGCGAAATTAGGGGGATTAAAAGCCTTTTTCAAACCGCGTTTTCATCATGGAGACTTTAAAGGATTGCCATGACGCTTTAAAATGTCATCATGCGGAGCGCGTTTTTTTTCGCTCCTTTTCCTTATCAATTTTGCACGTAAAAAAGGAGGTAATATGGCCGAACTTACAAACGAGCAGAAAAAGGCATGGGCGAAAACGCTCTACACCCGCGAAACGCTCACGCAGGCGGAAATAGCCGAGCGTGTGGGGGTTTCACGGGTGACTGTGAACAACTGGATAGGCAAAGGAAACTGGGAGCAGCTGAAGGCTTCCATAACCATCACACGGGAGGAGCAGCTGAAGAACCTGTACCGGCAGCTGGCGGAACTCAACAACGCCATCATGGGAAAGCCGGAAGGGGAACGGTTCCCGAACGCCGCGGAAGCGGACACCATTTCCAAACTGTCGAACGCCATCAAGAAACTGGAAACAGAAGTGGGGCTGGCGGACATCATCTCCGTGTTCTCCGACCTGCTCAAATGGGTGCGGACCTACGATTCCACGCAGGCGAAGGAGATCACCCCGCTTCTGGACGCGTTTGTCAAATCAAAATTATCCTGACATGGCAAAGAAAAGACTCACACCCCAGGACAGGATCGCACTGGACAACTGGAACGAGCTGGTGGCATCCGTGCGCGAACATTCGGACATCAACCCCACGGACACGGAAACGGAAATCAGGCAGAGGCGGGAAAGACTGGAGAAGAACGACGAGGAGTGGTTCAAATACTACTTCGCCATGTATTGCACCTGCGAGTCCGCCGCCTTCCACAAAAAAGCCACCGGGCGGCTGATGAGGAACAACCGCTGGTACGAGGTAAGGGCCTGGTCACGCGAGCTGGCGAAATCCGCACGCTCCATGATGGAGATATCCAAACTGGCACTGACAAAAAAGATACGCAACGTGCTGCTGATCTCCAACTCGGCAGACAATGCGGAAAGGCTACTGCTGCCGTTCATGGCGAACTTCGAGGAGAACCAGCGGATCATACAGGACTACGGACAGCAGAAAAAACCGGGAGCGTGGGAAACCGGGGAGTTCACCTGCATGTCCGGATGCTCCTTCCGCGCCATCGGAGCCGGGCAGTCACCGCGCGGTACGCGTAACAAGAACTTCCGGCCGGACTTCATTCTGGTGGACGATATAGACACCGACGAGGAGTGCCGGAATCCGGAACGGATCAAAACCAAATGGAAATGGCTGGAGGAGGCGCTGATACCGACCATGTCCGTATCGGGAAACTACCGCATCCTGTTCAACGGGAACATCATCGCGCCGGACTGCTGCATCAAAAGGGCCATCGAAAAGGCAACCGAACTGAAGGCGAAAGGAATCGGGCACGTGGATATCATCAACATCCGGGGAAAGGACGGGCTGTCCGTATGGCCCGAAAAGAACTCCGAGGAGGATATAGACCTCTTCCTCTCACTGGTCAGCGCGGCGGCGGCACAGAAAGAGTTCTTCAACAACCCGGTGGTGGACGGCGGCGTGTTCGCGGAAATCACCTACGGGAAAGTGCCGGCACTTTCCAAGTTCAAGTTCCTGGTGATATACGGGGACCCCGCACCGGGAGAGAACAAGACGAAAAAAAGTTCCACCAAAACGGTGTGCCTGCTCGGGAAACTCGCGGGAAGGCTTTATCTGATAAAAACGTTCCTGGACAGGGGGCTGAACGCGGAATTTGTAGAGTGGTACATCAAGCTGCTGGAGTTCGTGGGCGGGAAAACCACCGTATACTGTTACATGGAGAACAACAAATTACAGGATCCTTTTTTCCAGCAGGTATTCCAGCCCATCGTGCGGCGGATACGCAGGGAAAGGAAAATATCACTGTACATCACCGGGGACGAGGAGAAGAAGACCGACAAGGCCACACGTATCGAGGCGAACCTGGAACCGCTCAACCGGGAGGGGAACCTGGTACTCAACGAGGCCGAAAAGGACAACCCGCACATGAAACGGATGGCGGAACAGTTCAAGCTGTTCAACCTGCAACTGACCTATCCGGCAGACGGACCCGACTGCGTGGAGGGGGGAAACAGAATTATAGACCGCAAGGCCAGACAGTCGGAAAAGCCCGTCATTGTCACAAGGAAAAGCACGCGGTCACAAAACAAGTACAGAGTGTAAACTTCAATACCTATCATTATGAGCAAATTTATCGAACTTTCAGACTACGACGCGAGCATACACCGCGAGATTCTGGACGCACTGACAAGGGAGGACGACGCCGTCGTGGAGATATGCGAGGACCGCGCCGTCGCCGAGATGCGCTGCTACCTTTCCAGACGTTACGACTGTGACAAAATATTCACGGCAACCGGTGACAAACGCAACCAGCTTGTCCTGATGATGGCCATCGACATAGCCGTGTACCACATCTTCTGCATACATAACCCGAGGAACCTGTCACCGCTGCGGAAGGAACGCCACGAAAGGGCGGTCGAATGGCTGAAAGCCGTGGCGGCCGAGGAGATATCGGTGGACGGCCTGCCCCTGCTGTCCGAAGAGACGAGGGCGGCAAAATCAAATTTCCTTATCAAAAGCAACCGTAAACGTGTAAACCATTGGTAATATGAACAAAAGAAAGAAAGGGGCCGGAAAGATAACCCAAAGCGGGAACCTGCCGAGGCCCGGGCAGAAAGGACCCGCAACCATCATACTGACACAGCCCAGAAGGTTCGGTATAGACATAGCGGACTACATGCTCGCGGTAAGGGCTTTCGAGAATGTGGACTACTCCAGACGCTTCAGGCTGTACGACCTGTTCAGCGACATACTCATGGACACGCACCTGACAAGTGTCATAGAGAAACGGAAGAATGCCGCACTGGCATCTTCCATAGAATTCCGCAGGAACGGGAAGCCGGACGAGAAGGTGAACAAGCAGATCAGGTCCCCATGGTTCCGGAAGTTCATAGGGGACATCCTGGACGCCAAATTCTGGGGGTTCTCACTCGTGCAGTTCTACCGCAAGGGGGAATGGGTGAACTACGACCTGATACCGCGCAAACACGTCGATCCCGTGCGCAGGCTCATACTGCGGCACCAGACGGACACCACCGGGACGTCCTGGGACGAGTACCCCGACCTGTTGTTCATCGGTTCACCCGACGATCCCGGACTGCTGGTGAAAGCAGCCATCTGGGTGATATACAAACGTAACGACGTGGCGGACTGGGCACAGTTCGCGGAAGTGTTCGGAGCGCCCATCAGGGAGTACACGTATCCCACGGATGACGACGAGGCACGGCAGAGGGCGCTGGACGACGCGGACAGCACCGGAAGCCTGTCGGTTTTCGTGCACGCGGAGGATACGGTGCTCAAGCTCGTGGAAGCCGCGAACAAGACAGGGAGCGCGGACCTCTACGACAAGCTCTGCGAGCGCTGCAACAACGAAATCTCAAAGCTGTTCCTCGGAAACACGCTCACCACCGAAGCCTCCGACAAGGGCACACAGGCACTGGGAACCGTACACAAGGACGTGGAGGAGAAAGTGACGCTCTCCGACAGGCAGGACATCCTCGACGTGCTCAACTATGACATGGCCGACATATTCGCAATGCTCGGAATAGACACCACAGGCGGGGAGTTCTGCTATCCGGAAAAGAAGCTTATCGAACCGGAGAAAAAGATGTCCATCCTCACACAGCTGCGTACGAACTTCAACCTGCCGGTAGGTGACGACTACCTCTACGAGGAATTCGGGATCGAGAAACCGGCAAACTATGACGAGCTGAAGAAACGCCAGGAGGAGAAAGCGGCGGAAATCGAGGCAGCGAAGGCCCGAGAGACCGAAAAGGCGGAAGAGGATGAACCGGATCCGGAAGAAGAACCGGAACTGGAAAAGCACGGTAAAGGAACACCCAAAGAAAAGAAAAATGCCCTTAAAAACGCATACAACTGGCTGAAACGTTTTTTCGGGAAAGCCCCGGGGAGAGACGGGGCAGCTTTAGAATGGTGATAAACGACCTCTACAGAATGGAGGACAAACAGGTGGAAACTTTATTCTCGTTCGATGAAGAGGTACTGAAGAAAGCCCTGAAGAACATATACAGCAAAGATTTCCATCCCATGACCGACATCGAGGAGAACCTGTTCGAGGCCACGTGGAAAACGATGAACAAAGCCACCGACAAGGGGTTTGGGACACGGAAAACCGATGATCCGGATTATGACTTCTACCGTGAAATCCGAATGAACAACGCCGTGTTCGCAGCTTTCAAGGTACACAGGGCACAGAACGACATGGCAGCGCTGCTGCTGGACAAAAACGGAAGTTTAAAGCCGTTTGAACAGTGGGTGAAGGAAGCCATGCCCATAGCCGACCACCAGATGATCCATTGGCTGCGTACAGAATACGACACGGCCGTCATACGGGCACACCAGGCCGCGGACTGGAGACAGTTCGAAAGGGAAAAGGATGTATTGCCGAACCTCAAATGGATGCCGTCCACAAGTGTGACGCCGGGAGCCGACCACCAGATTTTCTGGGGGACCATACGTCCGATAGATGATCCGTTCTGGAACGAGCACAGGCCCGGAGACAGATGGAACTGCAAGTGCACGCTCTCATCAACGGATGAAGCGCCGACAGCGGTACCGGACGAAAACGGGCAGAACAAGGCACATGACGGTCTGGAAAACAATCCGGGAAAAGACGGCAAACTGTTTTCAGACAAACACCCCTACATTACTGAAGCGCATCCGGGAGCAAAAAAAGCCGTGGACGCACTGACCAGGCGCATCAACGAAATGATAGCCGAAATGCCGGACAACCTGACGCTGGAGGAAAAAACCGACATCGCCCGCAACAATCTCAAGATAGAAAAGGCACTCGGCGTTACCAAAGGCAAGCCGATGACATACGAACAGGCGAACAAGGGAAAGGAGAACCCGAAATTCGGAAAAGAGGAAGGATACCGCGTGAATTGCCAGACCTGCACCGTGACACACATGCTCAGAAGGTTGGGGTTTGACATCGAGGCAAAACCCAACATCAGACAAAGCGCATACAATGAAATGGCAAAACAAGGTATCACATGGGAAGAACGTTTCCTGAACCGGGACGGAACAAAGCCGGATTATGACTATACCTATAAATGGCAGGTCAGAAAGGGATATCAAGTAATGAATGCAAACCGGCTGAAGGAATACTTCAGGGAAAAATTCAGAGAGGATGGAATATACGAGATATATTGTGCCTGGAAAGGCGGCTCCGCACACGTGTTCTGCGCAGAGGTGACTGAAGGAAAGACAAGGTTCTTCGACCCGCAAACCGGAAAGGATGATGCAAGCAATTACATACAGAGCATGAAAGCGGGCCGTGTGGGAGTGATAAGAATAGACAACAAACTGGTAAATCCCAAAATCATGGGACTATTCATCACCAAATAAACGGGAAGAAAGTGCCAGCCCCTCCTCACCGTCCACCAGACGGCAGGACTGGCCGTCGAACAGAATAAAGGCGGGAAGACCGACAGGCAACTCAAAACCAGCCCCGTCAACACAGCCCACGGAATAGATGCTTCCTTCAGGGGAACTGGCTGATAAGACAACGGAGTTGTAACCGCTACTGTTTGCTAATTCCGACACTTGTTTAGGTATTTCCATAACGCAAAAAGGCACATAAAAAACGCCTTGCTGCAAAAGTATAAAATTATTTTTTAATTCAGTCATTCATGGACATAAAAGAATATTCAAAACTGATAAAAGCCAAACAGAAAGAACTGGATGGGCTAATGAAACGGAAGATGCCGGTTATCGCCGGACGAATGGCAAAAGACCATTTCCAGGACAACTTCCGGCAGGGAGGATTCGTAAACGGGGGATTACACCCGTGGCCGAAAGCGAAAAGGCTGTCCTCGGGACGGACCGATGCGGCAGGGAACTACGGGACGCTGCTCTCCGGAAGGAACCATCTCTTCAGCTCCGTCAAATACATGCCGGGAGAATACCGGGTGAGGGTGGCAAACGAACTCGTCTATGCGCCGGTCAATAACTGGGGAGGAGAAGTGCATCCGACCGTTACGCCCCAAATGCGGCGTTTTGCATGGGCGAAGTATTACCAGGCTTCAGGCAAGGCTAAAAAAGCCGCCACGGGCAAAAGAAAAGGCAAAAAGAAGGGTTCTGCCGCAAACAATGAACCGCAGGAAAATCAGGAAGCGCTGAAATGGAAAAGGCTGGCGCTGACCAAAAAGAAAAAGCTCCGGATAAAAATACCGCAACGCCAGTTTATCGGGGAAAGCCGGGAACTGTCCGAAAAGATAGACCGGAAAATGGAGAATGAAATCAGAAATATTTTAAACTTATAACAACATGGAAGAAATTTTTATCGCAATCATGGAACGCATCGCCGAAAAGATACCTGAACTGTCATACATTGACGAGGACTACGGACAGCTTGAAGCCGGGGCGGAGGAGGACCACTACCCGGTAACCTTCCCCTGCGTGCTCATCGGGAACGCCGAATCGGACTGGAATGACCTCGGTTACGGGGTACAGAAAAGCGAGTCACTCATCACCATACGACTGGCCATTGACTGCTACGATGACACCCACTACACCTCCGGAACCTATGACAAGGTAAGGGAACGCCAGCTCAAGGCCAAAGAGCTGTACAAGGCCTTGCAGGAGTTCCAGTGCACGGAAGAGACCACCCCGCTGGTCAGGGTAAAGAGCCGGGACTATTCGCTGCCGGGAAACATCAAGGTGTACGAGACGGTTTATTCCTTCACGCTGCATGACGAGTCGGCCATGCAGTAAGGGGAAGGTTCATTCCCCCGTGAACAGGGAAAGCTGGACGGCTGTCAGGCGGGGTTTCTTAACCTTTGGGACGGGCTTCACCTCCAGGTCCTTCAACTCACGGCACTTGCGACGGATGATCGACATGATCCGCTCCTCGGAAATAAAAAATTCCTGCCGGGACAACACTTTCAGGGCGTCGTCAAAGCGCAGACGCTGCACCTCCGTCCAGTAATAGTAACGGCGGCACAGGGCTTCATCACGGAGTTCTATCAGGTTCTTGTCTCGTCCTTTGGTCATTAAAGCATGGCATTTGCTGCAAAATTAGGCATTTAACCGGGGATGTTGATAAAAAAACGCCGCATCGTGCTGGGATGCGGCGTTTTTCTGTTTAGAGTGTGAACGGAATTCACATGGTCATCAGTTCGGTGTCATCCTCACCCGGGACAAACGGCTCGATGCGGGTGATCACCTTGCTCTGCACCTTCACCCGTCCGCTGCCATTACAGACCGGACATTTTGCGGATAAAGGAGCTCCTCCCTGGTCCAGGTAAAAGATACGTCCCTTGCCTTCACAACGCTTGCAGGCCATGACGTGCGGCGCGATGTTCTTCGTCTTTTCCATAACTACAACCGGCAGAATGAAGGCTCGATACGGCGCCAGACACCGTTCTCGTCACGTTTATGAAAATAGTAGTTCACCGCGGTCTTGTACACCACGTTGCTCTCACGGAAGAGGTCCATGATCTCCGTGTATTCACTGTCGAAACGGTCCTCCAGCTCATACAGCTTGCTCACCGACTTGTAGTCCAGATCACCCTGGCGGTTACGCTCGATCATGGTCATACCGAGCTGGTACATCGGATCATCGGTACCGAGTTCCCGGCTCATGGCGTAACGCTTCAGGTAATCCACCAGACGCTCGGCGGCGAGGTTGGCACGCTCGTCGAAACTCTTCACCTTGTTACTCCTCACTTCCAGCTTCATGTCACCGTCCACGATGGTGAAACTCGCCTGGTTATCCTTGCGAAGTTGCCCATAGTCACGCATCAGGTCACGGAAAGAGGCGGCTTCCTTCTCTACCCAGTCACGGAAGGCCTTCACGTCATCCACAACTGGAAACAGCCTGTTCTTCACTTCAAGCATGAACTGCGCACGAAGCCCTTCGTAGGCATCGCGACGATTGCGCTTGTTTTCCTTCTCTTCCTGCTGGAGCTGTTTCAAAAGCTCCTTCCTGTCCTGGGCGGACAGGCTTTTTAATTGTTCTTTCAAGTCCATAACTAAAAAATTAAATGGTTATTACTGTTGTTTATTCTCACGTTTGCGGCGGATGGCGCGCAGCTTCACCTGCAACGTGTCCAGTGCCTCACAGTCAAGTTCACGGAACTCCTTGCCGGCGATACGGCTGTCCCGGCAGAAGGCGTTCACCCGGTCCCAGTCGGCCGTATCGATACCCAGCAGCTGCATCTGGTGCAGTACCGCGGAACGCTTCTGACGGAGAATCTTCCGGAGCTCCTCACGGTAAGTGAGCGGCACCAGCTTGCGCATCCCGGCCACGGCAGCGCTGTATTCCTTCAGCGTCATCTCGCGCAGGCTCGTGGTGCGGCCGTCCGTGTACTGGGAAACGATGCTTTCCTTCAGTGCCTCACGATCCGATGTCGGAAGGCGGTTCAAAAGGCTGTAAAACGCTGAGTAATTCTCGGGCTTGTTTAGCCGTTTACGGGTGTTGATGTCTATCTGCATGGTGATGCTGTTCTTTTATTGCTTATTTTAAGGTCATTGATTTCCTTAATCACTCTCTTTACTCTGATAGTACACAAATAATCAAGAAGATGCTCTTTTTCATTTTTTGTACACTTATACTGGTTGAAAAATTCAAGTATGCCCATTCTATTCAGATTTTCATTAACTCAAACTATTCATACCACATCAGCACAACTCTATGATTTCACCCACGGCAGAGCGTAGAAGAGTACGCAAAACCGAAGGGTTTCCGCTATCATAGATGACTTCCACACAACACTCATGGCGTGCGTTACGTGACACAACCAGCTCGCAAGTCATATTCTCACAGAGCCATTTTTCCACTACTTTACGGACACCAACTGCGGTGACCACAATTACCATTTTTTTACTCATAATATTGACCGTGCTGTATGTTATTCAACTCTTATTCTCCCGGTGTACTGGTTTCCCCGAAACTTCATCCCCTTAGTGAAGCCGCCCGGATATCCCAGTTCCTTGCTTCTCGCGTTTGCCAGCAACAAATGTTCCCGGCTAAGGGAGGCTACAAAACCTTTGTCCTTTTCCAGTCCCATCTCTCGGGCCTTCCGGGTGACGCTGCGTTCGGAAACACCGAGCATTTCAGCCAGCTCCCGGTTGAGGGTATTGTGATAGTGACGACGCATGATGGAAAGCATATTACCGTTCCAAAAGATACGGGTGGAATATCCCTTATGCTCGACGAGCCGTCCCAGTGTCCGGTGCATGAAAGTACCGTCAGCAACCTTCCGGTGCTTGCGGTACTGTTCACGCTTGTACGCCAGCACACATTCATGACACCAGGAACTCCGTCCCCCATTCTTCAACGGATAGAACTCACGCATCCACAACTTTCGGCCGCAATGCGGACAGACACGTTTACGTTTCTGCTTGTTGTTATTTTCACTCATAGCTGTTTATGCTGCATTCATCAGTTCATATTCAAATTTTCACCGAACGGAATAGTATTAATGTCAGCCTTTCTCGTGTAGGCCTGCATAAGTCCCACGGAAAGCAGCATATAGACATTCTTATTCGCTTTGACAACCCCGGAAATAGAGCCGACAATATGTTCAGTCTTGCCGGTAATGATTGAGCCGGCTATCTGCTCAAGCCCGTCTGGATGGTCCTCACTGACCGCAACGCTCATAAAGGCACTAAGATCGTTTTCCTTACAAAAGTTATCCACGTATTGGCAGAGTTCCTTTACTGCCTCTTTCTGTTTTTCTGTAATCATTTTAGTAAAATTTTAATCATTAATAATTATATGTTATTTCTCAAGAATATAGTCGCACTCAAGAACTTTGACACCACCGTAAAATGTCACTTTGGACGTATCAGTGATACCAAAATGTTCTTTATCCGCGAAAATCATATTTTTCACACCGGACTTCATTTGCCGGACAACGTCCTTAGCCCTTTTATCAGTCCAGCTATGAGCGGCAAAACCCGCTTTGAACTGGTAAGTGGTCGTTATGGCACCGTTCTGGATTCTGGTGGAAACGGTAACTGTACCCACACAATTTTCTATTGTTCTCTTCTTTCCCATGATGATTATTTATTTGTTGGTTTCCAATCCACTGTTATGATCGCATCCAGTTCACCGCTGCCTTCACAGACCGGGCAGGGCACCTGCACGTCCTCGCGGCTGCCCTCCTCCGTTCCCCAGAACCAGCCGTTGCCCTGGCAATAACCGCACTTGTGGCCGGTACTGACGAAGTTCTCACGGTTAGGCCCCTTACACATATAGGCGGGAGGACAAATCTCCAGCTGTTTCTTTATCCTGCTCATGCCTGGCCTCCTTTCTGTTTCGGTCCCGCCACATTCCAATAGTCATAGGCGCCCTTCTCCCAGATTGTGTATTCACCAGTGGCCCCCTGATAACGTCCCTTACTGAAGGCGACGTAGCCCTCCACCCATATCTTCAGGTCGGCATCATACATCACGCTCGTGGCCGCATCACCTTTAGGATTCTTGCCACGGGCATGGCTGATGAAAACAAACAGCTTGTCCGGAAACTCCTCCTTCAGCTGGATATAGTCACGATACGTCATCTGTGTGTATTGGAAGCTGTCAATGATCACGATGTTGAAACTCTTATGACGCCGGAGCCTGATCTTCAAGGTGGGGATGTCCTCCTTGATGAACGCCAAATGGCGGCTTACCTCGGCCATACCAAAGCGCCGCAGGTTATTCTGGACTGTCAGAGAAGTTCCTTCCTCCAGGGAGTTGAACGCCACACGGTCATACTTGCAAAGTTCCTTGCAGAGCTGCATCACGAAAGAGGTCTTACCGTTACCGCTGTTGCCCCACACGAACCAGCAGCCCCGGACTTCCGGAGTGTCGAAGGCATCCTTCCATTTCCCTTCGAAAGGGAATACGTCATACTTCTTGTTCAGGATGTCCCTGACATTCAAGGCACGTCTCATGCCCGCTTTTTTATTATCCTTTTTCTCTTCTTCCATGGTCAGAACAGTGTTAGTTGTCGGATATTGTCAATTCGGTCAAGTACGGCCTGCCGTGCGGCACCCCGCAGTTTCTCGTGGCAGAGCATCCTGCCGAGTGCCCACAAAAGGGCATTCTCACGGGTGGCAAACTGTCCCCATTTACGTCCCGGGTTGAAACCACCGCCGGAACCGCCCACCTCCATGTGAACGCCGGCAACCCACCAGCCGTCCTGCTGTCCCACAAGGGCGTCCAGGTAGTCGCGACCATTCCGGTAAACGGTCACCGTCTCGTATTCCCTCAAGACTGGGTAATCGCTCCAGGGAGCGGGAAGCTGCTCGCGACCGTCGATCTTTAAGTATTCAAATTTGTTTTCCATATCCTTAAAATTACGTTTGAACGGTATTTGAACGGGGGTCATTCCCCCGTCATGCGTTTCACCTTGTGAATGGACTTCCTCACACGCCGCAAATCAAAGTCACATGTCGAAGCCTCCTTTATCACCTTATCGATGTCTTTCCTGTCAGTCACACCGTTGGCGGAACAGATCGCGAACACATCGTTCACGTCTGTAGGCTCCAGCTCATAAAATTTCCGTCCGATACGGCTGTAGAACTCCTTGTAACCGGGCTTCTGGTACCGCAGACCATTGCTGATGCGTTTGGCAATATAATCGGTACTCAAAAACACGACGCCACATTTCTCCTCCAGTTTGTTGTACAGGCTGATGAAGTAGTGGAACACCGGTTCGGTCAGCTTGTCCGCCTCGTCGAACACCAGCAGGGGCGCGTCCATCTGGATGATATCATCCAAAATAAGTCCCCACACCTCACGGATATTATACCCTTCAGTCCGGATCCCGACCGTGCGGGCTATCTCGCGGACAAAGTCACCTTTCTTCATGTCCTCGGAGCAGAGAATATAGAAAACCTCCTTATGCTCATGAAGGTAAACACGGGCGGTGGTACTCTTGCCACAACCGGCCTCACCAGTCACCCATGTGACATTGCGCCAGCGCTGCGCATCGGAGAGCACAGCCGTGATCTCCTGGTAAGCGCCAGTCTCCACGATCTGCCAACCGGTAGCGCTTACACCACCGACCTGCGAGGCGACATTACGGAACATCTCGTCACTGATATTCTCATAACGCCCGTTCAGGATATTGCTCACAGTACCCACACTGACTCCCTTCAGACTACCCGCGGCCTTCGTCTGGCTCGGATACTTCGCCACGTAAGCCCGGAGGCTCTCACTGATGGCGTTCTTCTCTTTCATTGTAATTTCCATAATCAATATTTTTTATCTTGTTATAAATCTGTTCCTTATAATTTCCCGACCACCTTGCGGATGCTCACTTCCTTCTTCTCAAAGCTGTCCCATGTCACGTTGCTGATGACTTTCATGTCACGGCCTATGGAAGGACGGGGCGGCTGGCTGTATTTTCTCGTGCGGCGGTCAATCTGGCGTTGCGCCTCCTTTCCGAGACCTTTCAGGTCAGGAGTACGCAAACCGTTCTGTTCCGGTGCGACACCATGCTCATACTCGATATCTTTGGCGACGACCTGACGGTTTATACGCTCATTGACGACGGCCTCCTGCTGGGTGCGGATGAAACGTTTTTCGGCTTCCGTCTGCTCCTGCTGGGCACGGTGGATCATCAGCGGGAACGAGGCCACACACTCGAAACGCATCGCACCGCCCTTGTCCTTGTAAAGCAACCGTACGCTGCTCATGTCATAGGGATCGTACTGGACATAGAACTTCTTGTAGGTATTACGCCGGCGCCATTCCAGGTCAGGCTCACCGGGAGCGGAGAAAACCTCGTAAGGGTATTTCTTTCCCTGTACCGTGATCTCGATACCGCTGGCGGTGAACAGCGACGGTTTATCGGTTGTGTACCAGAACATCTCCACCATATCAGGAACGCTGACCGGATCGGTGCCCTCGTTCACGCTGGTATTGTACATCTCAATACGGGGGATGCCAGTGGCCGGGTGCTTCATTGAGTTCCACTGCTCACGGGCAGCGGCATACTGTTCCTTCAGTTCCTCCAATGTGGGAAGGGAGTCGATATTCGCATTGATGAATTCCAAATTCGGACAGCTTGTCTCTCTCTTTGCCGTAATGTTCTGCCCGGTGAAACCGAAACGTTTCTTCAATACCTGGCTCTGGAAGCGGTAAAAGATGTTCTCGATCGTCTTAGATTCGCCATTATACGGAGCTGTCGGGCGGTGGATACGGCTGATCTTCGAGAAAAGCCCCAGCGCCGCGTTCTTCTTGTGGCCGCCCTGGTTGTCGCACACGATCTCGTAGGGTTTGTGCCGGCTCGTCTGGATAGCCATGCGGAAAGCATGGTACTGGGCGATATAGTCCTCGTTGTCGCTGATGTAATAGCCAAGAAGCACCTCGCTGTAGGCGTCCACCACCTCGTACACGCTTGTAGTGCACTTGTTTCCGTTCTCATCACGGTAGTAGAGGTTCAGCTTCGTGCCGTCGCCATACCAGAGGCTGTCACGACGGCCCGGAAGGATGGTCCGGTGCTTGCGGTCATAACGCTGGTGCGCCTTCATTTCCCCATAGACCGCATCATACCACAGAGGTTCGACACGTGGGCTGTTGAACCATTCGCGGAGGCTACGGGGACTCTTCAGAGGCTTCCAGCCACGTTCCGGAGCGACACGGTTGTACTCCTCGAAGATCTCCATGTCAGTATAAACCGGAACGCGGCTGCGTTTCAATGCTACAAGGTAACGCCCGCCGTCCTCCTCGATCTTCAGCGTGTTGCTGTTGCCGTATTTACCGCTCACAAGCACACCGTAGTTGTCGGGACGGAACTTGTTTATCAGGGCTTTCAAACGCCCCACACTGCCCGGAAGGCTGTGCCCGTACACCGGACGCCATTCCTCACTCGTGACAAGCAGAAGCTCCCAAAGGTTACGGCGGAAACCGGTCAGCTTGTTATTGGATGAACTCAAGCGTTTGAACTCTTCCATCAGCGCGTTCAGTACCGAGGCATTCCAAGTGTATTCCTTCTTCACATCTACGGGAAGAGCGACCATCTCACCGTTCTTGTCGTAGCGGTACTCCTCAAAAAAGCGTTCGGCCTTCTCGTCTTTCTTCACTATGTTACGAATCATTTCCTGTCTCATTTGTTTCTCGGGTTCGCCATGACGCTCAACCCAACGTTTCTTGTATTTCTCGGGAAGGGAGGAATAGGCATACAAGGCGTGGCCGCCTTCACCACCGCCACGGGAAACGACGTCAAGTTTATCCCGGGACAACTGGCTGTTCAAAGTACCTTTGGGCATTATATCCAGTAACTCCGTGTAAGTTACACACAATATATTATCAAAGTATTCCATCTCCCGTTCTGTTATTAGTCCTCCAAATCATTCAAAGGGACTTGCCTCTTCATCAGCCGCGCCGAAGCCCCGAAGTTCAGCACCACGAGAAGCTCCAGCAGCGGGTGGTCAAAGACCAGGGAAAGCAGGATCCCGAAACTCAGACAGAAGTAAAGCACGCAAAGACGCTGCTTCCAGTTCAAGTGTATAAACCAGCGCAGCTGGTCACCGAACAATGCTATCAACTCATTTTTCATCGCTTTCCTTCTTCTGAGGGTTACCACCTACCTTGGTTCCACCGCGCTCGATAGCGAGCTTGCGGATGGAACGGGCCAACTTGCTGTTCTTGCGGAATGCAAGGGAGTGGGAAACCATTTCCCGGGAACAACCCAGTAAACCGGCTATTTTACCCACCTCGCTGTATTCTACGACTATTCTCTCTTTCATAATTCGCTGATAAGTTAAATTATTGTAGCGGGCGGTCACGGACTCGAACCGCGGACCATAGCCTCTCCCTTGCGGGAATTTGGCGTGTTCTACCAACTGAACTAACCGCCCCGGAAATCTATCGGAGTTCTTGTATGGCATCCTCCGGAACACATATCACAGTCCAAACCTGGCCATCTTTCATATAATCGACATTATATTCCCGCACGAACGTACAAATGTTATAGTCCCAGTCGCGGATTACACCATCAATGACTTCACCGTTCCTCTTGGTGATTCTCACACTTTGTCCCTTTTTAAATTTTGCTTCCATTATATCTTCGTTTTAAGTATATCAATATCAATTACATCCAACACGTTAGATGTTCTTAGGCTATTCACGATAAGGGTGGCTAATACTATACTGTTTTCTGCCATCCACCTCTTTGCTTGCCTGACAGCCACTTCTTTGCTGTACCCATCCGGAATAAAAGCCCCCAGGTCATTATAACTCCGATCTGTCAATTCAAAATAATACCGTTTCATAACCTTCTATTTTTCTTCTTTTTATATTTCTCATTGTCAGCTCAAGCCTTTTTTGTAGCTTTGGGGCGGTGTTCACACTTTGAACACGTTGCAAATATACAAACATGTTTTCAATAAACAAAAATAAAATGGGAGAAAGTGAAAACATTTTTTCAATAAAACATTTACCAGCCGTAAATGAAAGAGTAAAACAGTTGGTCGATTTCTATGCTAATGGCAGCGTAAAGCGCTTTAGCGAGATGATTCATCTATCAAGTTCTCAAAAACTTAATAGAGTATTTAATCTGGATAAAAGGAATAATGAATATCCAGAGGTTAGTAGTGACATCCTCCTCTCAATTGCAAACATGTTTGCAGATATAAATACAGAATGGCTTCTAACTGGTAGGGGAGAGATGACAAAAACGAACCGACCAACATCGACAGAACACATACAAACAAACTGTGTTTCTAAAAATAAAGATAATGAAAAACCCGGTGATAACCAAGGTCTTTCTCCTGAAATATTCGACAAACTTCTATCTACTATAAAAGAACAGCAGATAACAATAAAAGAACAGGCAGAAGAAATAGGAATACTCAAACAAACAATCGTACAACTCAAACAGGAAAGCGCGGGGCGTGTTTCAGATGCAAGCAATTCTACAGTTGCCGATGCCGTCTAAGATGCGTTTTGTGGGGTAAAGGGGGTGAAAAGTAGTAAAATGCTGATTTTTAAAGCAATGAATTAAAATATAGGGGAGTAAATATATATTATCAAAATTACATTCACTCCCCTCAATAATCTGAAACAAGCAAAAAACACGGTACGAAAATAGCGTTTATACATACCATTCACAAAAAAAAACAGCAAAAATGAATAAGCAAACGAATAAGCTATCGAAACGTTTCGTTTTTGTAATGGCTAAAATGAATAACCTAATGAATAAGCAAGTGAATAACCTCTCCATTTTTCCAACCGTTCAAACCATTCAAATAAAAAGTAACTTCCTATGATATACTATTTGAATGTGGATCGACACGAATACAACAAAAAAAGCCGCAAAAAGCGGCTTTATGGACGTTTTAAGGCTGTTTCAGCCCTTTCTGGTAGTCTTTATCAGGTGTGACTGGATAATCATCGCACATTTCGTGTATTTTACGGCTCCATCGGTCAAACCGGCATGTAACAGGCTGCTTTTGGTGATGCCGACCTGGCCTTCGGTCAAAGTATCAAATATGGCAGAAATACTGCCGAAATAGAAGTTCTTCTTCTCATAAATCAGGTGCACATGGATAACTTTAGTCAT